ACAATCAACCTGTCCGAGTCCAATCTATTCACGCTCAATACAGGGTTGGCGACTGGAACGATAACAGTCACGTTCAACGCTCCGGATGGACCGGCACAGGGTTCAATTGAGGTCGATCACACGGGAAAAAACCGCGATCTAACATTGGCGGCAGGCACCGGCATTACGGCGATTTTGTGGGTTGATGGTTCCGCGCCTGCTGATTGGTCTACCGAGGGTCACTGGCTGATTCAGTATCGATTCAACGGAACGAATCTGATTTTAGTGGCGGGAGCGGTGGGATGATAAACAAGAAAGGAATAATGACATGAGCACATTAAGACCAAAATTTTCACCACCTGCTGCGCTGACGATTACACTGGCATCGCAGGCATCGCGCACAACCGGAGTCGGGCAGCAAGGTACGATCGTCGACAATACGACAGACCGGTCCGACCTGATTTATTTGATTGCCAAGTTTCGCACCGGCACTAGCCCGACTGCTGATCGGTCGATTTTCATTTATCTGATCAAAGGCGATGGGACCAGGCGAACGGACGGTGCGGGCGCGACTGATGCGGCGTTTACGCGCGAGAATGCGCGCCTGCTTCGAGTGATCCCGACTGACAACACCAGCGACAAAGATTACGAAGTCGACCTGACGATCGCCAATCCGGGTCGCGAATTGACGGTTGCTGTTGTCCATGACACCGGCGTTGCTTTCAACGCTACAGCGGCAGAGCAGCGAATCCACTGGTACGGTGAGCATATCGAGAGTGTGGCCTGATGCGACGCGGCATTGACATTACACTTCCGCCCGATCCGAGCGTCATGGTGCCAAACCCTGACGCGCCGCAGGGGATATGGGATGGCACGGTCGTCGAATGTACTGCACCTGCATCAGATGCGAACGGCTTTTCACTCCTTGATGTCGTCGAAATCACCGGAACGACGACGTCGACATCTGGCACCGAAGCACACGCGACCGCAAGCGACATCAATCAAGTGTCGTATTTCGACGGCGGCACGATCGCGACCGCGACCGCAACGGCAGACGAAAACGAATTCAATGCGGGCAAGTTCCAGATCAGCAGATCGACGACAAGTCAGCTTGCATGGAATCGACTATTCGGCGGCGGCGCTCCAGCATCGCCGGCCGGACATCAGACGAACCTGAAATCCGAACTTGCTTTGGAAATGGTACAGGCGCCCTAATGGCTGCACGCTACTGGATAGAGGGAACTTCTGGCAACTGGGACGACACGGCCAATTGGTCGACATCGTCCGGTGGCTCTGGCGGTGCGTCTGTACCGGGGGCCAGTGACGATGTCACGTTTGATGGGAACGGAGTAGGAGACTGTACCTGCGACGTTGCAATCAATATCAATTCGTTGACGGTTGAGGCGGCCTATACGGGGATCTTTGATTTGGCCGACAGCGGCTATTCCCATTCCATCACTAATGATGTTTTCGCAGCAAATACGACCGGAAAATTTGACTGGGGTGATGCAACAACAACGATTGGCGGCAACCTTGATACCGAAGCAGCAGTTATCACCAAGACAGGTGGGAATTTAATTGTTCTGACAGGAACCGGTAAGACATTTTCAGCCGGTAATAGTAGTAGCGATGCTTACAACGTTCGTATCGAAGGATCGATTACATCAGTAGGGACACTGAATCGTATTCGAACGATTGACTTGACCATCGCATCAGGTGGCACGCTGACATTGAATCAAGACATCATGCCGACCGACGGCACGCTGACAGTGGAAGGAACGCTTGACCTTGAAACTGAAAGTATTGCTCCCCTGAATGGAACCTACATCGCATCAACGGGGGTCGTAACAGGTTCTAATGGCGCATTCGTTAGAAGGGATATCACTATAGAGTCGGGTGCGACTATAAACTGCGGCGCTCTTGAATTCAGACAGTTCGGAGGACGAGGGCAACTATGCGAAGCCACAGGGGGTACGGTCACTTTCAATGTTGCTACAGAGTTCAGAATCGATGACGACGATATCGAATTCAAAGGCGATTTCATTTTCGATTGTCAATGTGACTTTGAGCACGATGGAACTACAGCGGTTGATAATTCAACGTACAACCCGAACATGACGTTCAAGAATGATATACCTCTTGGCCCCACTGAATGGCGGAAAGGTACGGGACTAATTACCTTTTCGGGCACCGCAGATCAGTCAGTCAATTTCGCCGGGGAAGCCACTGAAGATTGGGACATCGACAAGACAGCTGGAACTGTAACACTGAGTGGCGATGTCGAAGTTGATTCGCTAACGCTCACGCAGGGCGGACTGGACATCAATTCCAACACGTTGACGATCACCGGGGCGCTATCAGCGCCGGGCACGAACGCGACAACAGTCGATGATAGCACGGGCGGCGGGTTGATCGACGCACAAGGGGCGTTTGATGTCGACAACGTGACGTGGACCGATGCCGACGTAGATGCAGCTGATTCCCCTCCGATCGCTTCGAATAGCACGATTTCGAATTCAGACGCATCGGGCGGCAACACGATCGACGCGACGGACAACTGCGTTGACAACGGCGGGAACGTGAACTGGGGCTTTATCGCCGCAGGTCGCAGACTATTTTTACCTCCGATGTAAGAATGGCTCAATCATCCAGGGAAAGGACGGAGCAACTTGGGGGCGTGACATTTACGCTAGGAGAGGAAATGGGCTGACAGTTAACCAAATTACCGCCGTGGTTCATGGGGCAAATGGATCGAATATTGGCTATGTATCTGGCACGGGGGCTGAAATTACTGACAATCATTTTACCAGTAACATTACAGCGATTACCTCGCGAGATCAAAAACACGGCTCAATGATCGGTAATAGTGTGATTGGCGTGATTTCTGGTAATACGTTGTTGAACGGGCCTGTCATGGGTATCGGTGTGTCACACCAGAGCGCGCGTCACATACATGGCAATGCGATCGTTTGAAGAACCGCTATACAAACGGCTTTGGCATTGATGCCAGCGGTGGCGAGGCGGCGAGATCACACACGTGGACCCGGAGCGCTTGCCGTTTGCGTGGTGTTGTTTCGAGGGGTGACCGAGTCGCGACGGAAGTTGAGTATTTGGCGGCGAGTGAGTCTTGATTGGCACCTCCCCGTATTCTATGGTACAATTCCACAAGTCATTTCAGCCACTTCACACAAAGGAGCATTTATGGCGACGCAAGCACCAGCACAGAGTCCCACGGCCGAGACGCAGCGGAAGGCGGCGAGCCCTTGGAACCCGGTCGACACCCAGCACTACGCGCTGATGGGCCGAGCGCGTGAGTTTATCGCGATCTACCACACGTGGGCCAACTCCGATGACGAGTCGAGCGTGCCCCCGGCCCGGTTCTGGGAGCGGCTGGAATCGTTTCTGGCCGTCTACGATGCTGGACCGTGCCCGCCTCTGTTCGTCGGCGCTATCGAGACGGCAATCGCTCGTCTCCGGCTCCGGCTACAGGAATTCGACCAGTCGGAAGTCGTTATCCCCGGCGCTCAGTTTCACGACGCAATGATGGGGCTGGAACGAGAGTTGGACAAGTTCGAGCGGCGGTTGCAGTCGCCTGTCTGGGTCGAACCGATCCAGCAAGTGCTCAACAGCGATTCCTGCCCGTCAGATACTCAGATAGCGAAAATGTATTCGCTGATCGACCCGAACACTGGGCATCCCCAGGTGCATTTGGTGCAGCAAGAGCGAGCACAGCCGGGTTCGATCATCGCCGCGGACTGGCTTCATCCTCGCGAGCGAGCGCGACGCGAGCAGTTCCAGGCGTGGGAAGATGGCCGGCAGCTGTTCGAGAAGGCGGACCCGGAGCAGAACATCGTCAAGTCGCAGCGCGCCCCCGCTCCCGAATCGTGGGCGGAACTGTACTGGACCGGTGTCGACCTTCCACAAGCAGCCAAGATGAAGCAAGTCACACTCGAGGAAGCCGAGCAGAAGTACAAAGAAGTCGCGGCCAAGCCTCGGGAAGAGTCTGGCGTGGACTACGAACAACCGGCGGTGTCGCTCCCGTCCCACAACCAGTACCGGAAGTATTCGACTGGACAGCTTCGACTCGCCTGTCAGCAGCGGGGGATTATGGCCCAGCCGTCGGACAAGGACGCGCTGATGGTCGAGAAACTGCGCCAATTCGATAAGCACCAAAAAGACAAGAAAGCGAGCGAATAGCCCATGAATATGCCACAATACACGCTCGACAGCACGGAGCGGCGGCCCGGCTCGCACGTGACAATCAGCAACGGCAAGTCGGAACGGGTCGGAACTTTGCTCGGGGCCATCGACGATGACCGGTTCCTGGTCAAAGCGTACAATCAGTACTACATTGCTTACAACCCCAACTCCGACCAGTTGTGGCAGTCGAACTTAAAAGAAGAAAATGTCGACGCAGAAACAGCCAAGCAACTCGAACAGCAAGCAGCAGCCAGCGCTGCCGGCGAAGACGCGCCCATCCCACAAGGCTATCGCCCCTTTTAGGAAGAACAAGAAGAAGCAGAAGCGGTTCCTCGGCGTGTTGTCGGAGGTCGGCAGTATCCGGGAGGCGGCGAAGCAGGCCGGGGTGAGCATCCAGACCATTTACCGATATCGCGCATCGGACCCGGTGTTTGCCATGGAGCTGGAGCAGGCTCGACAGCAGGGCATTGACCGCGCGCTAGACGTGGCGATCGAGTGGGGCACGTCCGGGCTTCCGCGCGAGGTCGTGGGCAAGGACGGCGAGACGTACACAATCAACGACCGATCCGAGCAGATGCTGAAGGCGGTCTTGGCTCTGCATCCGGACATACAGCGAGCACGCAAGGCGGAGGCACAGGCCCGCGCCACGCTCCAGAATGTGGACGTGCATTTGCGGCTGGGGCAGGGCACGAGCGAGTCCATGTACTCGGGGCTGCTTCAGCATATCGACCAGCATGTGGCTCGGTTGCCGGAACAGAAACAACATCCCGAACGGGGTGAAGAGGCGGACGATTCTTAACCAACACGAAAGGGCACGTTGTCTATCGCGACCAGGAGCGGTGGGCCGGCAAGTAGTGGACCCTGAACTACATCCCGAAAGAACTCTTGGGCTTGATCCGCCAGCTTCCAGACGACCCGAACGAGGCTAAGTTACTTGATCCAATCCGCGCCTAGTGACGATCTCAAATTGTGGCTCCAACAGGTGGCACAGACCAGCGACTGGCGCGGACGCCGGTCTTGCCGCCGAGCTATGTACCGGCGCCCGGACCTGCTCGAAGAACTGAAGCAGCTCGACAACCAAGAGCTGAACTATCTGGTCTACCGGCTCTATCACCACCCATTCGACTCGTTCGAGCCACGGTCAGACGATCCGATCAACGGAGACGAACAGGAGTCGTTCTTCGATTCGAATAAGTTCATCACCGTTGCACTTGGCGGGAACGGGTGCTTGGGGGCGGAGCAGGAGATATACGATCCCTCGACCAACACCAGTACGCCAATAGGCGAGATTGCCAAGCCGTTCCATGTAACAAGCTACAGCGGACGCGAGTTCAGGACTTCTCCGGCGTTGGCTCCGTGGGTGAAAGGTGTAGACCGACTGTACCGCGTTCATCTAAGCAACGGTTTTTCATTTGTTTCAACGCTTGGGCACCGTGTACTGGGCTCGGACGGTGAATATTACACTGTCGAAACAGCTCACCGGCGCAAGATCGACCTGCAATACACGCCTTTGTCCCAGATGCTTTGCACTGTCGACCGGCTTGAATACCTGCGTACAGACGAGTTCTACGATTTTCACGTACCCGGCGACAATAACTACGCACTGGCCGGGGCCGTTCACCACAACAGCGGCAAAACTTACGTCGCGGCCCAGAAGGTGGTCGAGTTCCTGAGAACGACTCCGCCCCCTAAGCCGGACACTCCGTTCTGGGTCATCGGCGACACTTACGACGAATCTTGTGGATCGTGCTGGCACCAGAAACTGCGCGAGATCATACCCCACGAATGGCTCGAACCGGACCGCATCACGTGGCTCAACCAGAAACGACATTGGCCCTACTCCGTACCGCTGATGCCCCAGGAGCCGAACTCGCCCAACAATTGGGTCCTGGAGTTCAAGAGCTACGAACAGGGCCGCCATCGGATGCAGTCGATCGCTATTGGCGGGGCCTGGTTCACGGAACAGTTTCCGTGGGACCTGTTCGAGGAAGTCTTGCGCGGGTGCCGTGAATGGTCCTTCCCCGGCAGCGTGATCCTTGAGCAAACGCCGGTCGACCCCGAAAAGTCCGTCCGGCTCCAAGAGGTTTACCAAGCCTGGTGCGCTGGCGACGATCGGTACAAATCGTGGGCGTTTCACCATTTCAACACGCAGTCGGCACTGGACACCGGGCACGTAACCGACGAATGGTTCCAATCGTTCTACGGAGCCGTTTCGGACGAAATGCGCGAGACTCGGCTACGAGGCATATTCGCCACGTATGAAGGCGTCATTTACCAAGCGTTTCGGCCAGCCCTGCACCTGGTCGATCACCTGGAGATTCCCCCGTATTGCTTCCAGTTCCGCACGATCGACTGGGGCAGCAGCGAAGAGCACCCGTTTCGATGCCTGTGGGCCGCTCGCGACTCGCTCGGGGACTGGTACGTTTACGATGAGTACCATTCGAGCGATCAGCGCTTGCTTTGGGCCGACCACATCCGCGCCATCAAGGACCGCCACGACTGGGACCAGAACTCGCCCTACTACCTGAACACCTACGCCGACCCGTCACGCCCGGACCTGATCCGCGAATTCAGCAACGGCGGGATACCGATCACGGCGGCCAACAACGCGGTTTATGACGGCATCGAATCGGTGCGGCGTGCATTGGCGATTCGGCCTGCCACCGGCGCACCGGGCCTGGTCATCGATCGCGTGCGGTGCCCGTACTTGGCGCGGGAAATTCAAACGTACCGCTGGATGCACTCGACCGGAAAAGGAGTCAATCCCGTCGACGCGCGTCCGATCCCGCTCAAGAGGAACGATCACAGTGCGGACGCGCTTCGGTACCTGATCCATTCGGCGACTGCGGGGCTTGGCGCGAAGGTGCATACGATGCTGGTCCGCCGAGCCGGGAACTCAGTTCGATACCAGCGCGACGACGATTTACGACACGGACGACGATAATGGCCGAGCATTGCCTGACATGCCTGCACATGATCGAGCGCGGACCCAATACCATCCCGCTCTGCAACCAGTGCTGGGTCGAGTTCAACAAGCTACCGCTCTCCAAGCGGATTCGGATCGGGGCACAGCTCAGCGACACGATGGCGAAGCAGGACGCGGCGCGTGTGGCAAGCGAGTTCATTGCCGAGATCAAGCAGATGTCGGAACTGGCGCGGGCCAGTCGCGACATGCGAGGCTGGTTCGGGCAGAATTAGCGATCTAAAGAAAGTTTAACCCAGTCCCGATCCCATCTCGCTTCCAGTTTGTCCACATGCCGCGCAGGCTTGGACGCCAGATTGTCGAACGACTGCCCCCGTGCCGACAAGTGCCACGCATTCGGCCGATACTGCCACCGATAAATGTAGCTCGGCGGCGCGCCGTCTTGCAACGGGTCGCCTTTCCGCATCTTGGCCTGCTCGAACCGCTTTCGCAACCCCTGGTCCTGCCCGGACTGAATCCATGGATAGCCGTTGACTGCCGCAAATGCCGACCGAGTGAACGCCCACGACCCGTGAAACAGAGCCGAATTGCTCTTGGCGAACATCGGACGCGATCGCTTTTGGAACAGGATGCGGCTCGGTATCGCGTAATCGTGCCCGGCCCGGATCGACTCTACGCACTCCGACACGTGATGCGGCAAGTAAATATCGTCATCGTCCCACACGCAATACACGTCCGCGTCCGGGGCGGCCAGTGCTGCCGTGGCGTTACGCTTCTCTCCTACGGTACGGAACCGGCGATGGCTAACAACCAGCCGCACGCCGCGATTATGGTAATGTTCCAGCGCATCGGGTCCGTACTGGCCCGCATCGTCCAGCACAATCAGCTCCCGCTTCGGATAGTCCTGGCGCAAGTAGGACTCGATCGCCTCAGCCAAGAACTCCGGTCGTTTGTAGGTACAGCAGATGCAAGCTACCTTCATTACCAACCGCTCCATTTCCCATATTGGTAGTCAGATCGGCATGGCAATAAGTGCGGGTCTTGCTCTCGATAATGGACATGGAACCGACTATGCACGCAGTTCCGGCACGATTGCGGAATCGGCACGTCACCCAACGTCCGAATCGGGTTCGTGGGATTGCCAAACACAATCTTGTTAGCCGGGACAGAAACGTCTTCGATTCCATCCAGAATCCCGTTTAAGTCCTTAATCCCGCCCGCCATCGCCTGCCGTATCTTGTCTCGCCACACCAGCCGCTCATCGGACTTGACGCCCTTCGCGTGCATGAACACGACTTCCGGCCAGCGCACGGATCGAACAGGCGTCTCCGGGCGGGTGAACGTGCCGTACACGCGCCAATTCAGGTTCGGTGCCTTCTCCAGGTCCACGTAGATGTGGCACGGGTCATGGTGCGGGCCGTCGATCCCGCGTCCGGTGCCGTGCTCGAAATCGCCCCACGCCTCGATCAGCCCCAGCCGAATCACCGGGTCCGGCGACTCGATCATCGTCTCCAGATCTTGGACGCGGCTCTCGTACAGGATATCGTCCGCGTCGATGAACAGACAATGCCTCGCGTCGACCTGCCGAGCCCGACGCAGAAGGAAGTTCCGCGACTCGCACCATCCCGCGTCGACTCGCTCCGGCGCGTCACCGGAACACACGTCGAATCCACGGATGACCTCGACCTTGTGCCGAACATCTTGCCGGACCTGGTTTAGGAACCATTCCAGCTCGCTCAGCCGGTCCACGGAATTGTCGTCGAACACGATCGCGCACTGGACGTGGTCCAAAATGCTGTCCAAGCACACGGACAGGCTGTACGCATCATTTTTGCACGGAATCAGTGCTGTCAGTGGTAGAGTCATCTATTGTGTCGCCGCCAAACAATGGAGTCGTTCGCCCGTTCCAATTCGCCGCCTTCTCCATCCCGGGCGTCTCCAGATGAAAAACGCGGTAGTTTCTGAATACGTGCCGATGCTTCTTCGGCCATAGTCCGGCGAACCACATGTCCGACTTGCTCGCGGCATTGTATTCCGGATACGGCCTCGGGTGCATCGGGTAATGCCACAAGTGGAAATAGCCCGGCGGCAGCTTCGTGTAGATTTTGCAGGGCGGGAACTGCCCGTATTCTTCCCCGGCCTGTAGCCCCTCGTGCTCGATCAAGCCATAGAGCCGGTTCAGTTCGTCCATTCCGACCACGGCATGGCGCCGAGCATGATACAGCCACCGCCTGCGGGGCAGCTCGGGAATCGGACTGGTCAACAAGATGTCCGCGTCCAGGTGCAGAACCCAGCCCGTCTTGTCGAGTGCATCAAGCCCGATGTTTATTCCCGCGCCTTTGTTGAACTTGCACGGCTTCCCGTTGAAGCGATAAAACTCGTCCGTCTGCCGCACTGTCACCTTCTGCGTATATCGTCCGGCCAACTCTACCGTGTCCAGATCGTCCTGGTCCGTTACGACAGCCACCCGATCCACGTACTGGATCAAAGCAGGCAACGTGTGCTGCAAGTAGTCCGCGTAGTTGACGCACACAACCACCGCTTCGATTTCCTCGAACTCGATCACCGACTTGTTTCTATCCACCGCCGACATTCCTCATAATGAAGCTCGGGAATATATCCTTTTCCGGGCTGGATGCGACCTCGACCAGCCTCCAATCGCTCTCTCGCTCGAACTGCGCCACCGCCTCGATCACGCCGTAATTGCGCTTTTTCGCCCAGCGGCTGCGGTCTTGTGACACGTAATCGTGACCGGCAATGACCCCGTCCGGCTTGACGATCACGTTCGCGGCACGCAAGTCTTCCAGGGCAGCGTCGTACCGGTGGTCGCCGTCAATGTAAATCCAGTCCAGGCTCGGCACCATCATTCCGGTCGAGGGGCGCATAGTACAGAATGCCTCGAATACGTCGTCCAAGACGCTCCTGATGATAAGCACTTGCCCGGCTCGTATCTCTTCCTGGAATCGATCGGCCACTCGACGATAAGATTTGTAATGCTCTTCTTGGCTCACATCCGGCCACGCATCCCATTCCTTCCAAGGGTCGACCAGGGCCATCGTTTGCGGCTGTGTCGCCTCCATCAGCAACGCCGCGTTGTCTCCGTTCTGGACACCGACTTCAACACCAATCCCGCCCTTGGGAAGCGTTTCCTGATACAGCTCCAGCCTCGTCTTGCGCGTCTTCTTTACAGTTCCACCCACTCGAACTCCTTGTCTTTGTGATAGGCCAATGTCTGAAACACCACGGCTTCCGTATCGACCAGTGCCTCCAAGTTTGCGACAGCCATTCGCACCCCGTATTGGTCGCTGTCTCGGACACTCTTGGAATAACTGGTCGCCGCCAGTTTGTAAATCATGTCGCACCACACGGGGGCGCCCATCAGTCCGCCGCTGTTCCCGTATTGGTACGCGCCCTCATACGGACCGGCCGGGCAGTCTTCCGGGTAGTTTCCTCGTTCCGCTGACAGCAGTGACAGATTGAAGATCGCTGCCGCAGCATTACTGACAACAGTCAGCACATGGAGATTGAATACAGCGTCCGAATCAGTGAACAAAACCCGCCACACATTATCAACTCCCTGAAGCGCGTTCCGTGCAAGCGTCGTTTTCATCAGGTTTGACCACTGGACGCCCTTTTCCGGTCGCAGAACCGTAATCGGTATCCCCCACCACGCGGCCGAGATTTCTATCGGAGTCGTTCCGGGTTCGTAGCTCGACCACGTGAACACTTTCAGTCGCTGCTCATCGAACGACTGCGGTTCCGGCTTGGGCTCCTTGTGCCGGTCCTGCAACTGCTGCCAAGTCCGCTTGATGTTCGCGAGCTGTTTCCGGCCCCCGTTCGCGTGGATCAAGACGGGAATGTTCCCGGTCGTCAGGCTCTTAAGCGCTTTCATTCAGTATTTCGTCAATATAACGCTGCACCCTATCTACCAGGTCCGGCCTTGGATACTCTTCCGCCTTTTCGTGGCTTAGTCCAGCGCGGCGCAAGAACTCCTTGTATTCCCCAACATGCACCGCTTTGATATTCCCGGGCGCGGTCGGGTCCGGAATAAATCGGTTTCCGGAATTGCTGTACTTCATTCTTTCGTCACAGAATCTAAAAGGTTTTTCCACTCATCACCGAATATAACCGGGTCCGCCAGCTGGTTAACACGATTTCTGGCCGCTTCCGCAATCGTCATCCGCAGCCGCTCGCTGCGCTGCAATTTAGACAGGCACGACACCATGTCCTGCATGTCAGTGTACAGCATCCCGGTTGTCCCGTGCTCCAGCATCTCGGTCCAGCCGTAGTCGTTCGGAGCCACGACCGGTACCCCGTGCGCCATCGCCTCCAGCCCGACCCGAGGCCAATTCTCTTTCGCCGACCCGTTCAGGCCCAGCACAGCGTGACATTGACGCATAAAGTCGGTCGCCGGAATCTCGTTCGGCTTGTACGTCTTGGCCCATCGCGGAGGGGTTCCGACCTGGGAAAGCGTCTGGTGGTCCACGCCCATCATCAGCAGCCGTTTCGGGTTCGGAACCTTGCCGACGTACCGAAACATCTCCTTGTGCCATTTGTCACGCGCGGCCCGCGACAGCTTGCCCATAACGAACTCTTCGCCGGACAAGTGCGGTCGAGGCCGGTACTCGTACAGGGACACATCGAAGCCGCCGCGAATCAGCCGGTACCGATCGCGAGGCACAAGCGCACCGAGCGTCTTTTGCAGCCGCCGCATCTGGAACTGGCTCTGGCACACCATCGCGTCCGGCGGGCCACAAGCAGTATACCACCGCTGCTCGTGCCCGAACGGCCACGTCATGCAGTTCAGCCAGATGATCGGGCACCCCATGTCTCGCAGCACCGTGGCCGCTCCCGATTCGTAAAAGTGCGAGTTGCAGAACGACACAACTGGAGACCCGGCTAATCGTGGTATCGACCGCAGGTGCCGCTCCACGTCCCGTGGGCTGATTGTAACCGTCTTGGCCAGGAGCGAGTCCATCTCCGGCTGGTATCGCTGGTTCGGCCGCCAGGTGGGAATCAGCGTCACTTCAATGCCAGCGCGACGCCACAGCCGGATCGAGTGGTAGGCTTCCGTAGACGCACCGCCAACATCGCCCGGATATCCGACCATAACCAGACGGTACGGGCTCCTGTCCTCGCACAAGCGGCAATTCGCGGTCGATTTCGTGTTAACTCGGCCGATTGCGCAGGTATTATGAAGGGTACAGTCGTAGGTAGAGAACAGTTTCCCGCGATAGGGGCAATTGCTGCTCTGATCGGCCCCCGTGGCCGATTCCGAGCGGTGTCGGCACTCGAACGCCTTCGGGTTGTGCCAATAGTCCGGTTGGCTGGTCAGGTCGGAAACTGCGACGCTGGGCGGCTTTTTGGTCTTTTCCGGTGCGGCGAGCGATTGCCGAACCAGACGCCGGTGCATGACCTTGGGAACGAACTGGCCGTGTTTTTCCAAGAGGTCCGGCACGCGGTCCATGTCCCCGGCTCGGCGCAGTGTGTCGATTGCGATCAGGACCGTGGTCCGGTTGATCCCGCGAGACTGGTTCTTGTCCGAGATACAGTCACGGCAGTTCGGGACGTTCGCGGCCACCATCCGTCCGGCTAGCTCCGATGCTACCCGGCAGTGACCCATTTTCAAGTGAGGACATTCGACATGAACCATGACAGGATTATCATCAGAACCAGGGGGCGGCACAATAGGCGCTCGGGCCAAGTATCAATTTTGGGTGTGATTGTCATGGTGGCAGTCGGGCTGGCCGTGGGAATGGCCCTGTTCGGCATGATCGTCGACAACCAGAGCACAAAGAGAGTGTTTAGCATGTTTCCAGAGTATCCTTTTGTCCGGCCATTTGCCGAGCATATATGGGGTCCGCTGGAGTACCCGCCCGCTACGCCAGACGAACTCAACGCGCGGTAGCCTTGCTACATCACGCCGCCTCCCACGGCCCCGCTGCTGCTTTGCGGGCAGTCTACGCACTCGATCGGTATAACTGATCTATACCCACGCCCGACAGTAGTTTCAATTGTTCCCGCTGGCGGTGACGCCGTTCCCCAGCAGGCATTAAACCGCATCGTTACCTTGAACGTCGTTGTGGACCCAGCAGCGAGGCTGAAATCCCACTCGCCCTCCGGGTCGGCATTTGTCAGGGGCGATGTAAGCCGGTCAAGCGGGGGATCGCTCGATATGATCTCAACGTCGAATCCTGCATCACCGTCCGGAGTCAATCCGAAATACATCGCGCATGTGTTGGACCCATTCTCCGGACAAGGATCCCAGGCAAACGCTTCGTTGTTCTTGACATCGACCTCCAGCGTAAACTCTTCGCCTGTACATACCGGATTGGGTGAATAGCTTATCGCGGTCGCACCAATATCGACGCCCTGTCCAGTATCATCAAACTCTGCCGCCCCATGCTCCATGCACGATTCACACCCTCCCTCGCTACTACTTTCCTCCTCGCTGCTACTCTCATCCCCACAATCACAGCACCCGATCTTTTCCCACGTGCCAGGCGTTTTATCCAAGCAGCCGTTTTCATCAATAATCAGCACAACCACGCGCTGAAACAGTTCCCCGTTCACACAGTCGGTCTCAAGCATCTCGATATCTGGACACGGCTCCGGCGGCTCTTCGCTGCTACTGTCCTCGCTACTGCTCTCCTCCTCGCTACTGCTCTCCTCCTCGCTGCTGCTTTCCGAATCGCAACAGCCAAACAGATCGCCGAAGATGCAGACCTCGTATCTGTCTGCATCTTCGTAGTACTTCGCCAATCCGAATGTGCCTTGCGGAACCTTTGGGTTCCGGTCGTGCAGCTTGGCCCATTGCTCGACTACCCCCAGCGCGTCATGCACTTCAAAAAAACAGTTGACCGGGCACGTCTGCCCATCTTCGTGCCGGACGACCTCCGCCAGCGCCGACGTACACGGCTCCAGGCTCTCTCGCAACACAAAACGCCGAAACGCATCCGGTTCGAGCGGATTCACCGTCTGGCTCAGTTGCGTATTGGGAGCAAAGTTCTCCGGAAGGCCAATGACCCTAGTCGTTACTCGCCGCTCCTCGGAATCTTGGGCGTCATCGACTGTGTAGATGATGCAGTCGTCCGCACCCGACGGCGACAGGCTGGGGATGCCGATATAAGTCACGTCGATATGTCGCGACGACATCGACAGCCAATCGGTCGCCCACTTATCGGCCAGCGCGTCGAGCGTTGACTTGTTCAGCGGGTCCGATTCCGCCGTAGCGTCCGCTGCAAAGTCCGCCCAAGCGGTCGAATGGACAGTGACCACGCCTCGCGTGTCGGTCCCAACGTTCCGTTCGTAGGTCCAGTCCCGAACCTGCTCGCGGCACTTCTTGGACCGGAACACCATTCGGACCCCGGTCGTTCGGGCCGAGCGAGTGTACGCCCCGCCAGCGATCACCGGGCCGGGGGCATGAATCGGCGTGTGACGAGCCGCCAGAACCTGCTCCGTGCCCAGTGCGCCCAGCAGCGCGACAGATCCCGTCCGCGTCACCACCACGCGGCGGCCTGTCGAATGGGCCACTATGTCCAGCAGCCGCGCCGCGTTCATCCTCGGCCGAAACAGCTCGACCGGATCAGGGGCCAGATACGAACCGTCAACCACGCCCGGCACAAAGGTCTGGTTAAGGGACTCGCCAATCTTTAAGATCAATGCGGGCCAAGTCTCCAAATCCGACAGGGTGGGGTTAACGTGCCTGAACTGCCAAAAGTACCTCTGGTCCACAACGGGCAGCACCCACGCCTTTTTGTTGCCCGAGACCGCCGTCATTTGACGCGGAGCGAGCGCAAACACCCGGAAGGGTACTCCGGATATGGTCAGGCGAAGAGGCGTCGTAGAGGCGATTTTAGACGCCACATCGGACAGAATCGAATCGTTGACCAGGAAGTGACCGTAGGCCCATCGAGTCGCACCGGTTGGCCAAACAAGCTGGTTCAGCTTCGGGTGGTGGAAAGGTGGGTAATTTATGTCGGGGGCGGTAACTGGCTGGTCCCATTTGCCAGCGTGTTCCCATCGCCCGTCATCGTCGGAGAACGTGGGCGATTCCGGGTACTGGTCCGGGGGCTGGAACTGGTCTCGGAACTGCTCAAGGTCCGGGGCCGAATAAAGCGCCTGTTTGCCGTCGATCAGGATCATGTCGGTATTTAGTCCTCATCGCCGATCAGGTTCCAGTCAAACACGATAGAAAAGCCGATCTGGATCGAAGCGTGCTGCCTTGCGTCTCGAATAACGTTCCAGTCCTGCGGGAACGGCGGCTGGTTCAGTATCTGCTCACCGAGTTCGTTCAGGATGTCTCGGTCATCGCCGGTGAACGCCTTCAGTGCCTTTGTGGCCAGGCGGTACAGTCCGGAGCCGCGGCGGTTGAGAATCTGGTCGGCATGGTGCGGCTGGTCCATCTGGCTCGCGGTGTGGATTGTGACCACGATCGTCGACATGCACGTGGCCTGGAACTCGGCCCCGCCGTCGTACATTCCCGCATCAAAACTGCCTCGTCCTCCGTCGCTGATCACACACCAGATCGGATGAAACGATGCGCCCGGTGTCGGTGGCTTGGCGTCCGGGTTATCGCTGATGAAACACGTCTGGCTCTTGAGTCCGAGCTGGAACTGCATGCGCTCTCGGAACGCCTTTAGCACCTCGGGAATTAACGTGTCTACGCTGGTCACTCATCAGCTCCCGTGTGGCGCCAGTTGGCACAATGCCTGTTATCAACTGCTACTCGAATCACCCACGTCGTCCGGTATTGTAGGCGAGCTGGACACCGGGAACAGCCGATCGGTCTGTCTCAGCCGGAAAAACCGGTTCATCCACTCGTGCAGCACGCCCTGCCGCCCATTGCTGTTGTCAATCTCCGCCGTGTCGCCCATCTCAAAGTTGTCCAGGCCCGGGAAGATCGCCACATAAGGACCGCCCGGGTACAGTCGCGTTGCCGGTGACAGCGCCACTTCATCCACAAACACACTGGTTCCGCTCGACACGGCCGTCGTCTGCTTGATCCGAAAGTATACTCGACCCGGGAGCGTCTTGGGAGTCCGAAACGAGCCGGTGGAGTACGTCCAATCCGAATTCGACAGCGACGTTGCGTCGATCGTGAAGCTGTTGGCGTTCCCTTCGTCGTCCTGGATCACCGACCCGCCCACGCCGTCGACCAGGGCCACTTCGATAACGCCCGCCGCCGGTACCACGTCCACAATCGCCGGGACACATGCCGCATAGCTAAGGGACGGCTCCAAGTTCACTTCCTGGCTCAGTTCCGTCAATTGCGCCCCGTCCGCATCGAATTCGACGGCTCGAGCGCCGCGGATCACGTTGGCCGACCCCGCCGTGGTCGTCGCGTGTCCGATCGAGCCGGTGTCCAGATCGTTGACGCTGGTGAGCTGGTTTGGGTCCGGCACGCCGTTAAACGTGATCGTGTGCGTAAAGTTCGGGCTGGTCCCGGTCGTTTCGACGGCCACGGCACCCAGCCCCGGCAGGGCTTGCAACGCGGCCTCGACAGCCGACTGGTCCCCGTCCCAGGCGATCGGCGACGTTTCGTGTGTCTTGCTATTTCTATCCTCGAACCGGAGCCGGTAGAAGCCTTCGGTCGGGCTACCTGATATCGTGACGGTCTGGACCTCGATCGGGGTCATTTTCAAGGTCGTCCCAAGCGTCGCCACCGCAGCCTGCCACTCCAGCGGCAAATCGTCCGCCTGTGCGTTTTCGTCTTCAAAGTCGGCGTTGACCAGCCGGTTGTTGCCGCCGGTAGCCACGCGGCTTGTCAGGCTAATGCTTGCCCCGCTTCCGTCTGGCCAGAACGGGTCCAGCTCCTCCCGTGTTCGCTCGCCGGAGATCGTCCAGGTGACCGAGCCGTCGTTATTGACGCTGCTCACCTCCAGTTGCACATCCTCGCCGTAGACGAACTCGCTGACCTTGCCATCCACCCGCCGCAAGCTGACCTCGATCGCGCCTTCCCCTTCGTTCCCGGCCCCGAAGCTGACCGAGCTGGACAGGGTGCTTTCTTGCAGAGTCTCGCTTTGCCGATCGAATTCGTCGATCAGCCAATCGATCGCGTTGTCGATCCGCTTCGGTGTCTGCTCCGACTCCGCTGCCACCGACTCAATGATCAGCGTCGACATGTTCCGCGTGATCGACCCGCCCAGAAACGAGCGAGCGTTGCGGGCCATGGTGTCGACAGCGCTTTGCAATCCGTCCGTCGAGCCGTGAATCGGCATCGACTCCTGATCGAACAGGTCGGAAAACAGCTTGATATTCGCGCTGAGGCTAGGCCCCGAAGCGTCCAGCAATCCGTCCGCCGCGTCGAACATCTTCCGAAGGCGGGTGAATAGTTCAGTTAAGTCAATCGCCACGGCATGGCTCCTAAACGACCGCTTGATAGTCCGGCGTATTCGGCCTCTTCTGATTCGTCGGCGGCAACCCCTTGGCTATCGCCGGCAGGTCCTTGAACATCGGCGCAAGCCCGGCCGGGTACTGGTCCCCGCTCCGAACTGCCCGGTCAAGTGCATACGTGCCGTCAAAGTGTATCCCATACAGCACCGCTCTACCATCCGCCGACAGCACCGGGTCGTTCAGGACCGGCTCATGGCGCAATGGCCGAGTCGTGATCCCATTTAAGTCTGTAAACGTTTCGAATCCCGGTATTTCCGGCCATTCGTTGACCCGCTCCGCCTCAAGCGAGATATCCCGCAGCGTCATCGGCCGAAACATCTCAATTTGTACCGACTCCACGCCCGAAGCACCAGCCGCGACCGGCAGGTGGGCGATCCCGGACTTGTTCCGAAGCGTGGTCGTCACGTCGTAGCGGAGATAGCCCGTCCCCTCGGTCCTGTTTTCGAACGGCATCGACACCTGGTAATCCAGTTCGTCCTCGTATCCCGGAACGTCTTTTCGATCGCCCTTGGTGTCGCCCTCTTCAATCTCCTCTGTGGGGGGAAACTCAATTACCGGCCCCATCGGGCGCGAATACAGATCGAACGGACCACACGAATCTTGGTACAGCACATGCCGAAATATCCCTCGAAGACCCGCCGTGAAGAACGGAGCCACAAACGTATTGACGATTGGAAGCGGAGGATTCTCTGCGAACGTTAACTGGTCCTCATCTCCCGCCTGCGGCGCGGTTCCGGCCCATATGGATCCGTCTGTATGCTTTATCGTTGCCGACGCATACGCAACCGTGTCATGCAGGTCTTCGCCGATCTCCGCATGTTGCACGAAATTCCGGTTGGTGAACAGGAATATCCGCGTCAGATGCAATCGCATTTCCAGAATTTGGTACGCCAACGACGCCAGTCGCGACTTCGACTCTTGGGGGTTTCCTTCCACGCGGACATTGACGGTGCTTTCCGCCAGCGCGCTGTGAGGCTGCGGAAACACAATCTTGTGCGATGCCGTCCACTTGAGCGCTGGCAGCGGTGGGTAGACGGCAACCTGCCTGTCTTCGAACGTGAAGTCCAGTGTTAGGCCATCTTCACTCTCTTCTGCGCTGTAATTATAACGCTTAAACCCGAACGTTAATGGCGGGATGAACCATTCTTTGAAGGAGTGGACGCCCACGTCTGGACTTGCTACGCGCAAGCGGCCTCGGTATCGTCGAGTCGTGAACCAGCGTTCGTCCAGCGTCTCCGCTTGCCACATCTTTAATGACAAGATATCTGGACTCGTTCTCCCACCACCCGCGCCGCAATCCAGCGGCCTCACAAACTCAATATTAAACTGTATCCGCGCCGACTTGTCATTTACAAAATGGAGCAGTCGCGGGCTTGGCTTCGGGCCGTTGTCAATGTCCATTGACGGACGATTTACAGAAGTGGTGCGCATTATCTTTTTTCCAGCCGCCTCCAGTACAGTGGTGCTGTTAATGCGCATCTGAAAATGGCCTTGCGGCTCACTAAGAGATGCCAGAAGGCGACTAGCCCATCCGGAGCCTTGCGAGTTCAGTGTATCGCCCACGACCCTAATCCCAAGTCGCTCATGGTCCGCCGGCTCGACTTTATTACTCGCGTAAATGATCCCATGCGCACTGAGAGTTGTTTTCAGGGCCATAGGATTCGCTTTCGATGCGTCCATGATCGGCTCTTGAACGATCGACTCGATCATTACATTGTGGATGCGCACTGTGTCGCTCGAGCTGGGTCCAGCGCGATACACGATTTCTGTTGCCACAACTACGGACCTCTTCTGTTTCGAGGAACAAACTGCTGGCCATTTTGCCGCCAATCCCGCTCTTGCTCCATAGTGGCCCTCGCAAGCGTAGCCCCAAGGTCCCGAAATGCCGCATTGACATTTGCATCGGCTGGCCGCCCCACGCCGGGGATTCGTTCTATCAGCCACGCTAAGGCCCTGACATGCGGAATAAGCTCAACTATCTTGATCGCGACAGTGCCCAAATCCGCCAGCCTGGCCACTGCAACGTTCATAACGCCCTCGAACCGGTTCTGCCATGGCTGCACTGAGTCTCGCAAGTCGTCCAAAGATTCCTGGCGATCGCGAACGGTGTGTCCTATCTGCTCGCCGGTTCTAACATTCCGCTCGATGGATCTATACTCGCTTTGCAAATAAGCGACACCTATCTCCGCGTTGAACTTCACCAAGTGTTTGTGTGACTTTTCTAATTCCTCGCCCCATCGCCTGATAATGAATGGCATTTCGAACGGCAGCTTTGCCTGGTCGACGACTGCGCGGGCTCGCGCGAACGGGTTCGGCGAAACAAGCGCCTGGCCCGTATTCCTTACAACGCGCCGGGCAACACCCTTCCCCTCGCTAAATACTTGAGACCCGGCAGGGCTAAGGGACTGTATAACGGACGCCCGCGTTTCATCCTGCCTGGCGCCGCGCCTGCGTCCCGCGACCGTTGCCGCTGTGAATACAAAAAAGTCGGCGATCTTGTTTAGTACAATGCCCTCGATTCGCCTGCCTATCTGCTCGCCGATCCGGTCACCACCGCCGCCACCGCCGCCACCACCACCGGACCCTCCTCCGAATGAGCCGCCGCCACCACCACCGCCACCGCCTCCCATGCCCCCGCCGCTGGCGCCTCCCCCAATACCACTCAGCGCATCGCGCAGCGCTGCGCCAAATCCACCTCCGGGTTGCGGTGCCGATGATGTCTCGCGGCCGCCCCGGACGTATTCGGCTTCAACTACGTCGTCGGAGCCACGTCCTCTCCCTCCCGATCCGAATATGGCACTGGCAACGTCGACGGATGTTTGAACAAACTCTGCTGTTGACCTGCCAGAGGACCGGGCTACTTGCCCTGAAGCCCCTGCCGCGCCGCTTCTGGCGCCAGCACTTGCGCCTGCGCGAGCGCCGACGCTTGCCGCAGTTCGCGCGCCAGCCCCGCCAAGCAGCCTGCCGAGCGACCCAAGAAGTGCCCCTGCCAATGGTGCAGCCATGTCTAGCCCTCCGATCCAAAATCAAACTTTGGCCGCGACGCTTCCAGTTCGTCCTGGTGAGCGCGCCACAGGCCGTCGGCGATCTCCGGGTCTTCGTGGATACTTCTGAACCAGGCGCGGCCTAGCTCCCCGGTCATCCCCGCGTGAACTCCTCGTTGGTAGGTGCTGATTCGCAGGGCGTTGACGAAGTCGGCGTTGAGGACGAGTCCGACTCGGGTGATGGGGCTGATTTTGTCGAGGATTCCGGTTCCAAACGTGGCGACCGCTTCGGCTGCGGGCCTAGTTTTTTTTTAACCCATTCCATGTACGCCAAGTACTCCATCAAGACCGCTCGGACCTCCATCATCGTCAGCCCACGGCCTTTATGGTCCACTTCCGGGATGCCGAACACTTCTCGGCCAAGTCGCACAGTATCCGCCAGTGCTTCGTCGCGGTCCGTGTCGGGAAGGTGTTCCGCAGCTGCTACACGCTCGCAAGCGTAAAGATCGATCTCTTTGTGGTTCATTATCTCGAACCATACCGCGAGCGGGTCGATGCAGCGATACCGCACCCCGTCATGGTACCAGAACAGCCACGACTTACGCCGCCTGTTCAGTTCGAATTTCAACCGCCGCCATAATCTCAGCATCACCGCCACCCCAGACAACTAACTTGAAGAGTCCTCATCCCACTCAAACAATTCGAGTTTATCGGCATTGTCTCCGGTACCCGGACGCCGCAACCAGCACTCGAACCCTAGCCGGTAGAACCGCGCTCGAGTCCCGCTGTTGTACTCGATCGCCTGGCGAATAAAGCACGTGTGAAACGTCTTCTTCTCCTTGCCGCCGTTCAGGCGAATCGCCATTGCGATGCCTTCCTGCACGATGAGTCTTCCAAACTCAGGCACCGTTCCAACCGCGATCGTCGCATCGTCGGTGAACGTCTTGAGCTGGTCGAGCTGGTCTTTCTCGTACTTGGTCAAGTCCAGGTTCAGGTTCGCGATCGCACCTAGAAACTGTGTGTCGCTCGGAACGCCTCGCTCGCCACCGCGATCGTCCGTCGCAATATCGAAATAACGTGGCTCGATCCGTACCGGAACCCCATCGCGAGTGAACCCGATTGGATCGAACGCCCCCCCGGATTTTTGTATCTCGACGAAAACCGGGCCCTCGTAATAATGGGCAATGGCCATCGATCAGCCCCCCTTCACTATTCTGCGCATGGGATAGAACCGTCCCCGCGCCTTGTCCACGAACATGTTCATCCGGTCGATATGGATCGCCGACATTGTTTCCGCACTGGCATGTCCAGCCTTCTGCACCTTGGCCACTTCGAATATCCGCTGCCCGGTCCGAATCAGTTCCAGCGCTTCGTCGTGCGACCGTTTCGCCTCGTCTCGCACTCGCTCGTATTCGTCCGACCACGGCTTGCGAGCCCACAGCTTCCAGAACGCTACTCGGCACGTCAGGTCCGCCAAGTACGCTTGCGATTCGCCCGTCAGTTCTTCCAGGTCCTCGCGCGTGTACATGTTCGCCCGAAGCGTTGCGGCCACTACCTCGCCAGTCGCCGAGTCCAGGGCCGCCTTGATCTTGACGTTGTTGGACAGGTACTCTTCGGGGATAAAGTTCCCGTCGTCCGCCACCAGGTTGCTCAATGTGCGGGCGTCGTAGCGGTTGATCAGGTCGGTTGCGGTTGCAAATGCTGCCATGGTCACTTTGTAGTAAAAAGACCGCTGCCGCACGGGGGCGCGACAGCGGTCCAGAGGCGGCGGCACCTCTCCAACACAGTTGGGGCTCCTGTCGCTTAGGCCGCGCTACTCGACGAACTCAACGGGTTCTTGATGAGTGCGCCGGCCAGCGGTGCCGTCAGGACCGGAGCGAAGTCGTCCACGACCCGAGTCCATTCCAAGCGGTTGTCCGTGTCGTGCTTGGATTCGACCGTCAGTTCTTCTTTCATAAACAGCGTGGCCGTCGAGAACGACGGGGCTCCGTCGATCCCTTCCAAGCCGCCGGGACGCGACAGCATTAAAATCACATCGTCGCCCAGCACGTAGTTTTTCTGCACCGTCGAGGCACCTTTTCGCGTCGGTACCCGAACGGCATCTTCGACCACGATCCGGTAGTCGTACAGGGTTTCCGGGAAGCCGAACTGGGCGAGCGGGCCGAGGTTGCCCACCAACGTTTCTTTCGCCGCGGGCGATTGCTTTAAGTAGTCACGAAGTTCTTGCGTGACCGACAGCTGCCGAGCCACGGTAGGATTCATCACGACGACCAGCTGATGTCCCTTGACCGATCCGAGCGTTTGCAGCTTGATCTGGTCGGCCATGTGGTCCAGCGCTCGCTTGATGTCGGACCGATTCACCGTCGATTCGTCAAGGAACCCGGTCACGCCTTCGATATCGACCACGTCCTCCACGTGCCCGGTCGGATACGCCGACTCATTCAGCAGCACATTCAAGGTCCGCATCGTCCGCAACGTCATAGCCACCTGCGCGTTATGGCGCGACGCCTGGGCGAGTAGCGGCCAATCGGCCTGTTCCGGCGCTTCCTGCGGGTAGCTGTCCGTCGGCGCAAATCGCTGCGTCTTGTACGGCTTGAACTCGAACGACTCGCGATGACCCTTGCCGCTGGGCGCCGGGTCGCCATAGGGCCAGGCGTAATCGGCACCATCATCGGCCAGAACGCGGCCCGCCTGTTCGATCGTCATTTCAATGTAGAGGCCGACGTTTTTGTCGACCTTTACATACTGGACATAGCCGGGCAGCGCGAACTCGCGCGGGTTCCGGCTAAAGTCGATCACCAGGTTGTTTGTCGCGTCCGTATTCGGAACGAACGTGTTATAACCTGAAGGGAACATTTTCGGCATGGTTCTGGCCTCACTGTTAAATTGGCTCTGTCAGGGCCTTGTTATCACTCAGAGATTAAGACGACGATTCTTCAGCGGGGATCACAAACGGCGGCATGACCCAGCCGTAAACCTTCTCCCCTTCCAATCCAGCGGTGAACGGCTTGAAGAACGCGATTTCGCCAGCGTCGGCCACCACGCCTTTTCCTGCCGCGTCCGGGCGGAGGAACTGGCCCGCATCGCAGCCGCCCGACCCAAGCTCCAGAATGGCGTTCGACCCGAAGAAGCGAACCTCGTTCGTTTCGCCTTCCTCGCCCGCCAAGTTGGAAGTGTTCTGCGGCAGTGGCGCGGCGCCCGAGCCTTCGCCCGTAACGCCGACCACGTGCATCGAGTTAGCAGTCGCCTGAACCAGCTCGTGGTCCTCGGAGGTTGACTGCTCAACAAATCGAGACGGATTGACATCCCCCCCAAAATGGAAATTCATCGGATCAAAGGTCATGGTCTGTCTCCACTGCAAAAAAAAGAGCCGGCCTCGCTATTAGCGAAACCGGCTCGATGATCTCGACACCGCTATGTCAGCTTGGTGGCCTTACACCGCCCCGTTCTTCTCCGGAACAAACGTGTCCGTATCGTTTTCCAGCATGTGGCCGAGCACGTCTTTGTACTCGACGCTGTGGCCCTGCTCTCGCAGCCGAAGCGTCCGCTCACGCGCCGCTTTGCTGTACCGCTCACGCTTTTCGTCCGACACCTTGCGAGCGGGGATTTCGCTCTTGGCGTAGCGGGCGACGGCGCTAATCGCCGGACTTCCGACACGCTCGTACCGTACTCGAATCCGGTCCAGGTGCTTGTCGAACAACTCGTCCGTAAAGTCGCCGCAAAACTCCATTTCCTCGTCCGCGTCCAGCATGTAACCTTCTTGCGAGGACAGCTCGGTCAGCGCTGCGTGCCGTTTGGCGTACCGCGCCTTCCGCTGCTCTTCGACGTTCTGCTCCTTGATCTCATCCACGACCTTTTTCAAGTCGCGATGGTCACGCTCCAGCTTGGCGTACCGCGACTTGAGCTCATCGCGCTCTTTGCGGTACTTGTTCGCCGAACTCGGTTCCGGCTCTCTGCCCTCCTCTTCACCGAGCCAGTTTTCGAAACACTGTGCGTATTGGCGGCGAGTGGCGTCGTCTGCGTGGTGCTTCATGTATCGCTGCACTTGGCGCAAGTCGTCCTCGTCGAACTTCGCCATATAGTCGCGCGCACCATCGCAATCGAAGTCATCACCCTTGGCATACCGCTTCATAAAACGGGACGCGACGCCTTGCGGGAACGCCATGTCTTCGTCACCCAGCGGCGGGCCAACGTCAGGGATCGTCGGTTCGTTCATAAGATCAGCTCCTTCGCCTGGCGGCTCGGGGGTTAAGTGGACATTCGATTCATCGATCCACGCCATGATCGACGGCTTAAGCGCTTCAAGCAACTGTTGCAGCTGCTCCGGCGTGAATCGGTCTTTACTCGGCTCCTTCGCCAACTGGTCCGGATGCGCCGGCTCATCGTCTCCGCCGACCAGGCCGGGGATGTGCGTATTCATTCCCGACGCAAACGCGCCGTCCCATTGGTACCGCAGCTTCTCGACGCCTTCGGGAGGCTTCTTGCTGTATCGATGGTATCGGATTAAGCCCAGGTCCTGCCTCGGCGTCTGCGCGCCAAGCAGTGCGATCGGGTCAATCCATCGGTCTTCCGGCTTCTTTTCCGGCCAGATTTCGACGCTGCGCCGGGGCCGAGCCTTGAATATTTTGTGGTGGTCTTTGGGTATACGGAACCGGGCGAAGATGCACGGCTGCTTTGATCGCTTGCCGACCTTGCCCATACGGAACGGGCCAGCGTACCCGATAATCGGCGGGTCCTTATCCGGGTCCCCATCATCGCTCGTGTGCCATGCCACGATCGGCGTGTAATCGTCGGTGTCCTCGATCCGCCGGTTGTTATTCTCAGTGATCCGGGTCAACAGCTTTTCGTCGTAGTCCACACCGTCATCGTCGACATGCGCGCGAAGAACTGGCACGTCTTCGTAGACGTAAAATTCCTCGCCCGTTTCCGGGTCGACTTCCAGCCGCGGCGATCTCCGCTGACTGTCCTGTGTCTTGGTTGCTGTTTCCATTGTCCCTAAAACAAAACAAGCCCTGCTGCCGGTTTGACAACAAGGCTTGGTTTTCTCAACACCCTGATAACGCGTGCTTTAATGGGGCCGCTGCGGTGGACGGCTCCAGACCGCAGCGGAAATAGGATACGCAAGGAACATCAGCCTAGCTACATCCTGCGAGTATTAAACCCCCCTTTTTTTCCCGTGTCAATACCGTTCCAGTCGCTTTTTTTGTAGATTCGGCCAGCAATTCGGACGCTGACCACCTGCCCGGCCTCGATCCCCACATCGATCGGCAGGCTCCCGAAGTAGTCCGCGTCCAGTTGCGACAGGCGGCTTTGAGCCAGCGCCCAGCTGACAACTTCCCCAATATTTTGCGAGTTTTGTACCGCCGACGCTCGATTAGACACTACCTGTCCCCCTGTCTCTCTGTCTCTAAATTTGCGAATCCTGCCGCCACTATATCGAACACGTCCAGGTACGCATGTACCGCTTCCGCGCACGAGTTGGCGACCGCACCTTCAATCTCCGCCGGGTCAAACGAAATGTCGGCTACACTCACGATCCGTGCTCCTTAGATCGTCCGCCCGAAGTCGCGACGCCCAAACGCCATCGAGTACGCTAAAAACGACGCGGCCAACACACCCGCCAATATGTACAGGTTCCGCCTGCCACCCACGGCATTGGCCAGCGCGTCGATGATCCCCACCTGTCTTTCGTCGCCGCTCTGCTGCATGTGCAGGATCGCATCCACGATCGCGTCCTGGTACTGGGACACGGCCGCATGGTTCCCGCGCACGATCTCGCGCTGGACATGGCTCGGCGGGATCGGCGGCTGCCAACCACCCGCCTTGGCGGTGTTCAGTATGTGCCGAACCGCGTAGTCCGCTTGCCGCACTTTATCCACCCCGGCGACCGGAGTGTGGCCAAGATCGGACGCCGCTGTCACCAGGTCGTCCAGTCGCCCCATGTGTTCAGACAAATACTCGGCCGCGTCCAATGCCCGCTGATCGCCCGTCTCGCCCTTGGCATGGTATCCAAGCGAGTTGGCGACGTACTTGACGAATCGCTTCATCGCCACGGTATCGCCGTAGTCGCGTGCCGGGAGCCCGAACTCCGAAGCTATTTCGCTTATCCGCTCTTCTTCATCCTGCATCTGGGCCTGTTGCTGGTCCAGTTGCTGCTGATACTCATCTAGCGTGTCTCCGGTGACGTGGCCGAAGTCCACCATCCGTTCTGACTGGACCTCTACGCCGTCCCGATTGCGCCAGAACTCCGGGCCATGCGGCGGGTAAAACACCTTCGTCCACTGGTCGTCGCCCGGCAGCACGGTCCCCGGATTCAGCCGGCCCAACTCTTGCACTAACTGCTGCTTACCACGCCCTGCTTGTGGCCGCTGCTCAGGATCTGTAGGCGGCATTTGTTCCGCCTCCATTTCAGGCCCCGGTTCCAGTCCTGGCTCCGTCGTCTCTTCTGCCGCTTTTTCCGGGAAGAAGTTTTCGACCAATGCGGTCAAGTCCTCGGCGAACTGCTGTACCGACTCCGCCTGCCGCTGTGCCTGCGCGCCCAGTTTCATCGCCTCCGCTATCGACCCGCGATCTTTATAGCCACGGTTCCAGGCCGCTTGCGCCATTTGTGCATGGCCTTCCCCTAGTTTTGATTCCATTCCGGGCCGATCGTTGTTACGCAAGTTGTCCATGACTCTATCCAGCGTGTACTGGTCGATGTCCTGGATGTTGTGCGTCCGGAGCCGAGCCGCTGCCCGAGCATCTTCCGCCGCTGTCTGTGGTTGGTCTGCTGTCTCTTCCGGATCAGGCTCCTCGCCTACTTCTGGTTCATGCTCCGGCTCTGCTTCAGCCACGGCGTCCGGCCCATCCTCTTCCGGCTCCTGGTCGGGAGGCAGTTCCTCTTCCTCCGCATCGATCGCTTCGGGAGTGCCACGAACCTGGGTAGCATCCGGTGCCCCTGCGCCTTCTATCATTGCCTTCTCTTCGTCGGAGAACTTCTCCCATTCCTCCTGTGGAATCCACTGGCCGCCGACATACGGCTTTCCGGCAAGGTATAGCGGATTGTCCGCCGTGTGGCCTTGCGGTGCGCGTCGCTGTTCGTACCGGATCGGCGATTGGGAACCGGCGCGGATAATCAAACGCTGCTTGATGGCGGTCGCCAGCACGTACCGGTAGTGGTGCTTCATGCCCTGCCGCAACTGCTCCAGTGTGCGCTTTAATTCCTGGCTGATGTACGCCTTGGACACGCCACGCTCGGCGGCGATGTCCTTTTGTTGCTGCGGCCCTTCCTCTCGACGACGCCCAATTCCAAACGTGCGTTCTAAAAGGTCTCGCTTCTTTTCCGGCAGTTCGGACAGCAGGCCCTCCACTTGTTCCAGCGCCTCGACCGTCCCCGGGGCTTCGAACGGCTCTTGTGCATCGGGATCGGCGACGGTGCCCATGTCCGGCGCGTCTTCTCCGGTCCCGCCGACACCACGGGCCACCCGCGTTTGCCTCGCTTCCGTGCGCAGTTCGTTCAGCATGTAGCCATTGATGTACTGTGACGCATAGGACTTAAACGGAACGCCACGGTTCGGATCGAATCGCTGGGCCGCGTCCCATAGCCCGATCATCCCGGCCGCCTCCAGCCAGTCGCGCTTCTCGCGGTCCCTGCCCGCCTTCCGGCTCGCGGCCGTGCGCACCATCGGCAAGTGTTCGTCGTACAGCTCCTGGGCGCGGTGGTACTGCTCCTCGTTCTCCATCGCCTCTTCTACCGGATCGATCTCCGCCGGCCGAGTCTGGGGCGCCGGTCGCGGCTGGGGAGCGGGCGCCGGTTGCCGTGACTCTGGCCGAGCGGGCTGCCGTGGCGGCTCTTCACGTGGCGGCTGGGCCGGTTCCTGTTCGGCCGCTGCACCCGCCGCTGCATCTGGGGGCGTAGTAGCTGGTTTCGGATCAGTCTCTTTCCGCGGATGTAGCGGCTTCTGCCCGGTGCCGAAACTTGGCCCGGATTGGCCCTGTCCCTTCGGCGCGAACTGTCCGCCCTTGCTGCCGGGCGTCCCCTCCGGTTGGCGCGGGTGCTTGTCTTCGTCTTCTGTGCCCCAATCGAATGTGCGCTGCCTTTGTCCGGGCGCTGCGTACCGCTTCTTTCGCATCTGCTGCGGGCCGGGCTCTGGCGGCGGCTCACCGCCAGATTCACCGCCGCCAGATTCACCGCCGCCAGACTCACCGCCGGGCTCACCGACCGGAGTCTGCGGATTGATCGGTCCGCCCGGACCCATGATCGGCCCGCCACCTTCTTCCGGGCCTGGAGGTGGCGGGTTCTCTGCCTCTTCGATCGCCATCCGGATTTGCGGATTGTACAGAACTTCGTCGCCGTCCTGGGGAACGGACAGGCCCAGCTTGTCCATGATCTCGCTGCTTTTCAGCTTGCCGCCCATGTTCCAAAGTTGGCTGATTTCCTGCATCAAGTTCGGCGGGATACTGGTCTCGGTCTTGAGCCGGAAATAGAAGTCCGCGTTCCGATACTGCGGCATGTTGTAGTCCCGCAGCGGTGACACAAACTCCCGAGTCATCGTTTCTTCTTGATTGGACGCATCGAATCGGACAATCTGCTTGAGGCTATCGTGGTGCAGTTCCGCCACGCCGGACCCGAGCCCTGTCCCGGCCGTCTTGCTCGACAATGTTTGGCCCAAGATGTATCGCGTGATCTGGTCTCCGAAGAAGTCGTCGACCAAGTGCTGCAGCGCTTGAATCCCGCCAGTGTTCGGTGGAATCTGCTCAATCGACGGCATGTTCGGCATCGCCGGATCATACGGGACCAGAATTATGTTCGTATTGGCCTGGTTCCGAGCCGCGTTCTCCATCTCTTTTTTGTATGGATCGTTTCCGGACGGGTAGTAGTAGACCGTGAATCCGATCCCGGTTCGCTCGACCACTTCGACGAGCTGGGCAAGCGTTTCTTGTTTCTGGTACCAGCTCCAGTACAGGAAGTTCCGCAGCCCGACGCCTTTGATCTGAGAGCCGGTTATCGGGTCTTCGTACTCGCCGTCTCGCACCATGTGTTTGTGAACGGTGATCTGTTTCCGCTCCCACCGCTCGAAGAACACCGCCGCGCCTTCAGGCGTGTAGGTCCACAACCGCTCGCCTGCGATCTTGTCGTCGTTCATCTTCAGAAGCGCCAGGCTGACTCGAACGCCCATCTGATCCGGGTCGAAATGCCCAGTCCCATCATCGTACCGCCAAATCAGCTTGTCTCCCGATATGGGCGTGTACTTGTCCACATAGATGGACCGGCGTCGATTCCGATCGATGTGGTAGGCGTACTCGTTGAACATCGCCACGCGACCGTACCAGATAGCCTCCGCAAGCCAGTTCCGGTACTGCGTAAAGTAGGGCGTCCGCTTGACGATCTTGGTTAGCGTATTCGCTGCCTCGACCAGTTCAGGGTCCTTTTCATCTTCCGGCTCGATGGACCAGTCGAGAAGTGCCACCATGCGCATACGGGCTTCGAGCGGCCCTTCGATCATAATGTCATTGCGCATCATGGCCGCGTTGGAGCGGCTGTGTCGGATCGCCTCGTCCGAGTTCCGATAGGTCTTGGCCAGCGTGCTGGTCAGGCCGGAGAACGTCATAATGTGCGGGACAGGAGGTCGTCCGGCACCGGGCGGGATATCGTCGGTCACGCCGGTAGACGGGTCCCACGGCCGACTCGCTGCTTCGAGTTGACGGCGGTACCGAATCGGCGCACGGTCGCCCAGGTTGTACGTCCTGCCACCTGCGCGGAATCCGCCCGGATCATCGACCACGAAGGTATTATCCACCAGTGGCCGGGCTATTTGATCGGTCATTTAATTGCTCACACAAACCGCTGTCACGCTGTCATTCCACCCGGCGTGCGTTGAAGATTGGCCGCCTACCAATATCTCCATCTCGTATCAACTGTCGTCGGCTGCTCTGCCGCGCGCCGCTCTTCCCCAATACCCGGAAGCGTAGACCGAACCGCCTTCCGTCGCCCCCATCCGACGGTCGGTACGGTTCGCACTCGGAACCCATCTCTGGACGCCTTCCGTGGCACGTAAATGGAATCGCCCACCACGCTCGGCGCAACCAGGATGTACGGCACCTGATGCTCCCATAGGCTACCACAGACTCGGAGCCGGTGCCATACGAACTCCCCCTTGCTCCGCGCCGACTTCATGTCCTCGTAGACGCTCGCCGGGACCGGACGTGCCTTCGAGCCGTAAGCGTAGATCGGGCCTTTGATGTGCGACCGGTGCCCCATCTGATACGACTCGCCCGAGCAACTGTTAACGCGCGGCGTGTATTTTATGTTCGCTCCCGGTGCCTTGTACGCGACGTACAGGATGCCTTCCTTGTGATCGTATCCGAACCCCCAGACGTTGCTTGACTGGGGCGTTTCGATCATATTCGCGAACACGTCCGCTTCCGAGCCGTCATCGATATGCGGCGCGGCGATTGTGGGCAGAATCCGCACGTCCTCGCGTGCGTCGTCCTCGACCCCCGGCGGGTAGCCTGTATGGGGCCGCACTCGCTCTCCGGGCGCGCCAACTGGACGCGGCTGGCTCACGGTCGGTACGTCAGCATGTCCGGGCTGCGGAGGCATCCCTGGGTACCACGGCTGATCTTCCGGACGCGGGGGCTGTGGATCCAGTTCGGGAGGGTCCGGGTAGCTGACCGGATACCGATCGGCACCCCCCGGCTCGACTCGGAACCCGGACCGCATCAGCAGATCGATCGCGTTGCGGATGTCGCCTCGGGTCGGCCTCTGGCCCAGCGCGAACACGTCGACCAGCGTTCCGAGCAGTTCTCCGACAGGCCCGTACAGAGAGCCCAGCGCTCGGCCCACGCGGCGACCGCGACTTTGGATGACCTCCTCGATCACCCGCTCTTGTTCTTCGCGAGTTAGGGCCATGCTAGAATTCTACTCGATTCCGGGCTGTGTGTGTTAATCGGCCCGCCTTTAGCGTTATAGTAGGGTAATGATGGCAAAAATACCAGAACCAGCTATGTTTTCTCGACCAACCGCTGAAATCCGGGATGATCTGAAGGCCCGTCGCCTGATGGCTCGGATGCTCAAGCGTGCCGGGCTGTCTTTCCCCGTCCGGCTCGATCGACGGCAGGCGGATGCGATCCTGGAAGCGTTTAACAGGCTTCCGGAATCAGCGACCAACAGACACGGCCCGGATACAGCAACCGAGGGGTGGCTGTCGGCCTACCTGCACCTGTTCTCTGTCCTGGAGATGGCGGTGGCGTCGGGGTTACCGGACGGAAAGGCGGACAATGGCGTCAATACTGTCACTGATTGAGTCTGCGCATTATCTTTTTTCCAGCCGACTCCAGTACAGTGGTGCTGTTAATGCGCATCTGAAACTGGCCTTAATGAAGGCCGCCGAGCATGAAGGGCTGGCCCTGATCCAGAACGAGCTGTGGTACACGCCCGAGCAATGGAGCAAGGCCCTGTTCGCCAGGATCATCACGGTTTCGCCTTCAAGTGGCACGACCAGCACGTTCGCGTTCCATTACTACATCCACGATCTAGTTCTGGCCGGGTCGCTGCGCATCACCGTCGAAGAGCCCGATGATTCTACAGTTCGGATGGAAGTTCATTGGAGCGTCAATGCGGCGTGGCTGAATTGACGGGTTCTCGCCACCCGCCGAAGTCACACCTAGAGATCAATCGGTGCCCGGCGTTCGGCGTCCAGACTGTACTCACACTGTGTTCGTGCCCTCGACCCCTCTGGCCACCCTGTCGCGCGTTCGCTCGTGAAGCCACATCATCGCCTCTTGAATCTTCGTTAGCGCCAGGGCATTTTCTCGACACGCATACGGACCCGACTGGAACCCCTTTAGGCGGTCAGCGACGATCGCCAACAACGCTTCGTTGCTCACGCCGTTGACACCGGTCTCGCCAATCGGTCCGTTCTGAAACTGGATGTTGCACAGCTCCACATCATCCTCGTTCTTTAACCACTTGAGAATCTGGTACTCGTGGCACGCGCTGCCCTCGCCTGGTTCGTCAAGCACGTTGATGAGCAGCGCGTCGTTAATTCCGCTTGTCTTGTGGCTGGTTAATACTTTACCCATGTCACTATCTCCCAAACGTGCCACCGAATAATGTGTTGCAACCGAGCGTCGATGGCTGCTGCTGTTGCAATTGCTGTCAATACAGCGTCTAATGCGTCTTAGTATCCCTAATCACCCGCCGCCCGCCACCGCTGGCATGCTGCAACGTGCCGACAAACGGTATCTCGATGCCGAGCACTTCCAGCGCACATTCCGGGCATCGTACCCGCATCTGATCTTGGCAGCCGGGCGGGTCGCCGTCGCAAGCGCCTCGGATTGGATCGCCGCATGAGATGCAGTGGGTGCTTTTGGTTATCTTGGTGTTCATCGGCCGGCCTGTGTATTGGTTGTTATTTGGTCGTACGCTAAAGGCGGGCCAGTCCAGCCTCTTCACGTAATTCATTGCATTTCTCACTGCCGATTTCAAATTCGCGGCACACCGCTGGTTTCGTTTCGTGAATAGAGCAACGATCCGCATCATCCAGCATTGGGCAGCGTCCTGCTTCACCTCCGTACCATTTCAACCTGTACTCTTGCTCGTCCTCGATTCCTCGAACTGGCTGGACAACTGGCAGCAACTTGGGCTCACGATCAACGTCAGACTGAAAGATTTCCACGATCAATGACTTGCAACACAGTCCGCACCCGTCACACGAACCCAAGCACCCGGGAATAAAATGCCCGTCAATGGTTCTGCATCGCACGATACGCCCACCGCCTCCATAATACGTAGCGATAGGTGCGGCACTCTGACAACTCCGCGCCGAGATCGAAGGTGTCGGCAATGGCAAGTGGTGGTTGTTTGGTCATCACTTCCCCTTGTCATCGCCCTTAAGTCCAAGCGTCTCCGCAAATCGGAGAAACGCGCGCTCGGCGTCGTCTGGCATCCAAAACCGGAAAATTACCTGCCGAGCCTCGATCTCTGCGAAACCTTGCCATTCTTCACGGTCATCGGGCCATAGCGTCAACTTCTCGGCTTTCAACATCATCCGGTCAAACCGCTTCACGGTGTCGGCCCACCGCTCGAAATTAATGCCAAACGATCCTGCTACGGCTTGTTCCATCCTCGCCTCGACAACGGCGTAATCCGGCAACATAACTTTCAGCGGCTTGACCACATCACCAATGTACGCTTCAGCGGCATCGTGAAGGAACACGGCGCGCAACGCATCGCCGACATACCCTTCGGAGATCGCCAGCGCCGTCGCATGGACGCAATGCTCGGCCAAGCTGTAGAACCTTGGACAATGGCACCCAAACCGGCATAGCTTGCTGAGCGCCGCTGCAATCGTGTCGATGTCAATCGCGTCCGGTGTCGGGTTCGCTAGATCAATGTAGTGACCTGCCGCCACCTTAATCGTGTTTCCACGGCAGCCCGTAAGATCGACCGGTGTTTTGGTTTTGGTCATTGTTGCTTCCACTGAAAACTACTACAATAATCAGACTCCGCAACCATCGGCCTGGCCTGGACAATGCCGGGACTCACCACGCTTTCAACCGGCCCTAGGCCTGTAGTTTTTCGGTCTACCGCCGCTTGACGGTAAAGCACGACCGGGGGCTGTAGCATACACTCTCCCGCACCCGTCGGCACGTTCCCATACTCGACCGGCACAATGTCCCTGAACTTCGTCGGCTTGCGCGTCGTCTTCGCTCGATACCAGCGGCAGTTGATGCACGCCTGTTGTTTCGAATGGTCACTCATTATGTTTACACTTCCAGAGAATGGTTGTCATGTGGCGTTCACACGGGGCCCTCCAAAATGCTCAGCGGCACACGTCGCGCAAAAGTACCCGCCGCAATAGTAGCACCGGAACGCTAACCGAACTGGCATCTCCGTACCACACTCACACGGCACTTTGCCCTCTTTTGCACATTTGAATTGCATCGCGATGAACTCCCGCCACGCTAGCTCTAAATCCGGGGTGGCCGCAATCCTTCGCATAACAATGCGATGCAACGGATCCGCGTTTATCGTCTTTCATAATGGTTAATCTTTTCTCCGGCCCCGGTTACGCGGGACGTTCTACGGCTCGATCGATCGCACCGCTGAAGCGATTGCAGCCGCGGCCGTCAATGTCCCGTTCACCTTGTCCAATGACTGACGACACTCACGGAGCATCACGGCAGCTTTCGGCAACCCTTGCCGGTTCGCGTCCACGATCAGATGTTCCAGAATGTCCTGCATCAAGTAAATCAACCGTTCCTCTTGCCCCACAGTTCGCGGATCGGTCACAAGTGATCCGTGATCGTTTCTCGCGTAGAGCAAGTCTGCAATCCGATGAATCGCCGTAGAACCATCGCATGCACGGGAGCCGTCGTCCACGTCGGTTTTTGAATCCATGTCCATCTCTCCGGCCCCGTGATGCGGGGCGTTATCCAGCTATTCACACTGGCATTCTTCTACTGCCTTTTCGCATTGTCCGCAGCGAGAGACTCGCCATCGCCCAACCGCGATCAATTCGTTTGCTTCTGCACACGATTCAGCCGTGGGGCATGTCGCGTGCAAATACTGATTCGGGTTCCGTCCGTCGTTTTCGCTCATCGGCCGCACTGTGCTAATCGTATCGCCACGCCTGCACCACCGCTGGATAACAAGCGGATCAACCGGAGTTGCCGACGACGCTGTTTTTGTATGCATAATCTCTCCCGGCAACCCGGTTATCCTTGGACGTTATCTGGATGATTCCCGCTTAGCTTTGATTCGTCGCATTGCCTCACGTTGCATCCGTTTCGGTTCCTTACACGCTTCCCAGTCGCCGGACATCTCATCGACGTACAGCATATTGGTCGGCCCAAATCTGACAACGAGCCGCTTCGGCGGTCCTGCGCGGTCGTATGACTCTTGACCTACCAACACGACAACCGGCTTATCCAGCCTCAACAGTCCTGTCGGTGTTGGGCACTTCTCATCAGGCAAAAACCAGTACCAACCGGGTCGCTTCGGCATACGTCACCAGATAACAATCACATGCACTCAAAGCCGCGAAGACGTGCTCGTGCAAAATGGTCAATCAACCGTCGAGACCCGGTAAACACAAACGTTATCCGCCAGGATTCACCACGGAACGCACTGCCGCATCTTTGGCTTCCAACAGTTGTCGCAACGATACGGTCCTTTCGGGGCCGCCGTCGATCGTTTCGACGATAGTTGCCGCAAGGTCGTGGAACGGCTTCGACACGCCTTGCAGATGTTCCGGCAAATGACCGTACTCAAACCACTTCATCATTCGCTCTTCCATTTCCAACTCCTTCACTGAAGTGTCCACCAGTTGCCACAGCGCCACGAACGAGTCGCCGAGCGGAAAAAAATACATGTGCCGGCTGGTCACGTAAAACGGATAACAAAGCGATGAACGACGAGCCACCACCGCCCTCGTGATTCGACGCGGGTTCGTCGTAGATCGCTGTTTGATTGCTCATCGTTTTTCTTTCGTGGCCCGTGGCCGGGTTATCGCAGACGCTATTTGATTCACAAAAGCCCCTTGCGGGAACCGATCCCGCTCCTCCGGTCGACCCGGTACTGCACATCCTGTTGGCTCGCTACTCAACATAACCCATCCACAACCCCAGTTAACATTCTACAGGCAAAATTTCACCCCGTTTCATTGACCACAAAGCCGCAACCCAAATTCAACGTTCAAATTTTTGGAAATGCAACCTCATGAACAGATTGACGGTCACTATCTCAGAATCGTGCCGGAAGCCAGGCCCAAAAAGAATCCAAATCAGGAAAACTGCCGACATCGAACCTCTCTCATTTGCAAGGACGTTTTGGTGTCTGGAGCCGGTGGGGGGCACCCCCTCGCTCGCGACCCCCCCCCCTCCCCTATGATTTGACCGTACGGGCTGGTGGATTCAGCCCCGGTAGCCTGCCAGCCTGGCGCTATGCCGGACCCGCCAAGGGCGTCGATTCCCCCCTTAGCCCCGCACCAGGCCCCGCCGCACCTTCACCAATTCTTCACCGCATGCGTTCATTCCCCTGTCCCGAACGTGAGCCAGCTCACGCTCACGGCCCGTTTTGGCAACGGATGCCAGTGTACCGGTCGGCTAGTACACCGAGAGCCCCCCGGCGCCGGGAGCCGCTACGGGGGCGGATCCTCCCCCTGCGGCCGGGTCCGGCGCTGGACCGATGGCGACGTGAGCCCCGGATGGAGCGGGCAGTCGGCACGAGGGCAGCGACAGCCGCGGGGCCGGCCCTGGCGCCCGAGCCCGCCACGGATGCCGGCGGCCTGCTCAGCCTCCATTCGGGCGCGGGTTGCTGCGTATTGGCGGCGACGGGCGTCCACATGGGCTACTCGGTCGATGCAGTCGTCGAGGTGGACCAGGACCCGGCCATCGGCGAGTGTCAGCGTGCGGACGCGGGCTAGACGGACCCATTCTCTGACAGTGCTATAGCTCCGACCGCACGCTACGCTCGCGAAACTCACCGAGCTGTATCGTGAATAGGCTCGTTTGCGCTCTTTGGCACGTTTTCTTGCACGTTTTCGGCGTTTTGCTCGTTTCTTGGCCATTGTACTATATCAGACCCGGGCGCTTTGTCCGACTCTCGATTTTCCTCTAATTTTCTGTTAACCGTCGTCGCAAACTGGGTATCCTACTGTAGCCCGCACCGGAGCGGGAAGTAGTTGACACCACACTTAGGGCCGCGCAAGCGGCGGGAGGTTGACCGGATGATGATGAAATGCAAACACGCCACCACCACCACCGACGCCACGAGCGTCCGCTGCTACGCCGGGCCCGTGGCGGTAGCGGGACACGAGAACCGTGCCGCGCACGGCTGCATCACCCAGGTAGAGAGGTGCCTGGACTGCGGCGCGGAGCGGCGCGTCAACGTCAACGGCGTCCACTACGAGGTGGGGCCGTGGGGCCCGTCGCGGTCCCAACTGGCCCGCGAGGCCGAATAATCGCCAATCGCCAAGAGACAACTTTAACAGGGGAAACCAGGGGAAACCATGTTTCATCAATCAAACCTAGGCGCATTCGCGCCGGTCAGCTGTGCCGACATGGACGGATACATTCCCGAGGCCGGAGACGGACCATGGGATCTCTCGTACGATAGGGCAAGAAGATGAAAACCGAAATGAATCGACCCGACAAGGGGTGGGCGGGCGTCAACGCCGACCCCGACGACATCGCCGACGACATCGCCGATGCGATCACTGACGACGAAATGGAGGCTGCCCGGTAGAGCCAGCGGTAACCGAGTCGCCGCCAAGAGAATCAGATTTCAGAATCAGGTGGACCGGCGACTTCGGTTCACCGCATGGTTATAAGGAAAACAATGGCCATCTACAACGCAGAAATCACCCGAATCGACACTAACGAAATCAGCAACATTGGTCGCGTTGCAAATAGCGGAAAGATGAACATGTTCCGAGCAATGCAAGCCAACAGCGAAACGGTTTGCAACCTGTTTGACGATTGCGGCAATTTTGAGTTCGTCTGGAACACTTCCGCGAAGGTGTGGGAGTTTTTCAACGAGGCTGGTGAATTGGTCGGACGCATGAAGGCAGAACGCGACACAGAAGCCGAGCACGCCAAAAAGGTTGCCTATTATAACGAATGCAAAGCAGCATACGAGGCAGCCAATGTCGCGGACGCCGGGCAAAGGTAAGCGGATCGGGCGTCCGCCAAAGGAAAACGCAAAGGTTGCGATTTCGGGGCGACGATCAGGCAGAAATCGAGGAAGTGTCACCATGCGACATTGAGGAACGTGCGGGGCGCGGGTCGGTTTGGCGGCGAACGCTAGCCGGCGAGCTGATCGACGATCGATATCACGGCACCGTTTCGGTCGAGTGATTTTTGTTAACCGACCCGGCCCAGCGGTTATATTAGGGTAGACAACAACACCATTTTACAGGGGAAGAAGACGATGACCGACATTTATTTTCAGGCCGACGATTTTTCTACGGTATCCCTCGACGGGGGATACCGGATGTGGCGACGCAACGAGGGCCAGGTCGCGTCATTTGGCGGCTACCACGCCCGCGGCAAGATCGTGGGCGGCGAGCATTGGACCGGCCGCGACATCGCGACCGGCGGCATGGGCAACAGCGGTGTGCGGGTGATCGTTCCGGTGAGCCGCGAGGCTCGCGCGCTCGTGCGGATGCACGTCACCGAGTGCTGGGTCAATCGGTACGGCATCTCGTACAGAGAGTCCGATGCCTTGTACGCGCACCGCGGCCCGTACAAATACGAGCTGATCGCGGACATCTGCGCCGCGATCAATGACGAGGCGTGCCACGATGCGTTCTTGCGATTCCCCGGCGTTGGGCCGGGACTGCACCACGACTGGTGCGCTCGATGGGGCGACGTGGTTGCCCCATATCTTACCCGTTCATGGCCCCGCAACGAGGCCTTGATTGAGGCGGTGAATCACGTGATTCGCGCAACGTCGCGTGAGTTCCAGTCCGCCTAACGCTTGGGATCAACGGGCACCGACGAAAAAGGTTTGAACTACGGAAGATTCATGGAACTACAAAACAACGCCACCGGTGCTCCGTTGCATCCCATTGTTACTATGCCGTTCGCCCCGTATTACGACGAGGACGGGATTACGATCTACAACGCGGATTGCCGGAAAGTGCTGCCGTGGCTGGCGAGGGTTGACGTATTGCTGACCGATCCACCATACGGCATCGGTGCAGCGTCCGAGACGTTTACGCGCAAAGGAAAACAGACCGGAAAATCGTTGGCGGTGAGTGGCGTGAATTACGAGCCAAGCAAATGGGACAGCGAACCGCCACCGCGTTGGTTTCTCGATGCCGCGCAAGAGTGTGCGGAAACGTCGATACTGTGGGGCGGGAATTATTACGGGTTGCCGTCGTCGTCGTGTTGGTTGGTGTGGGACAAGGACAACGGCGAAAACCTGTACGCGGATTGCGAGTTGGCGTGGACGAACATGCAGCGGGCGGTGCGGAAATTTAAGTGGAAGTGGCACGGCATGTTGCAGGAGAACATGGGCGACAAGAAAGAGCATCGAGTTCACCCGACGCAAAAGCCGTTGGCGTTGATGCGGTGGTGTTTGTCGTTGGTTCCAGATGCGGAAACAGTGTTAGACCCGTTCGCGGGCAGCGGCACCACGTTGGTGGCCGCAAGGTTAGAAGGCCGCAAGGCTATTGGGATCGAGATCAGCGAGAAGTATTGCGAGTCGGCGGCAAACCGGCTGGCACAACGGACGTTGTTCTAGGTCATGGTAACGCTGGCCGTCACCGGGCGGCGGGAGAAAATTATGACTACAAAAAAAACGCAGCTACCGCCGCTCCGTGTTCACGCAATTGTTATGCGCCCCGGTCCCGGCTGGAAACACGTTACAGGGCCAGTGTGGGACCACGTAAGCGGAGTGCGATTGCACATGAGCGGACTGGTTCGGTTGCCGGATGGCAACACTGTGTCGGCCAACCAGTGTCCGCAATCGAAGTCCGCCGACCGTGCCGTGCGAATTGCCGGAAGCCGTCGCCGTGGACTGATGGTGTGGGCGCTGTGGTGCCTCGATCATCGTTGCAAGTTTGACGAGGTGTACTATGGCCATCAGTGCAATGTCTGTGGATTGTTTTTCGCGCACGGCTGCGCCCCGTGGGATGCCGTGCCTGAGTACGCATAACGCCTAAATTCACCGGGCCGCCCCCGGTGATCGTTGAATTGAGAACCCGCGCCGGGGGCGGCCCGGTGCAATTTTTGGTTATCCGCTGTTTGCGGGGCCGCGAAAGGAAAGATGGACATGTTTATCGCGTATCAGAAGTGGCAAAATCCGAGCTACATGAGTGGGCCGCGCTACTCGCGCCGAGTTTACGGCACAGGAGAGACGGAGCAAGAAGCGCTTTTTTTCGCGACCCACTACCGGCGCAATGGTGAGTGGTGGACGTATGGGTCTGGGAGTGGACACCCCAACGCCTCAGACTTGAGCGTCGAGGAAGTGGACGACGACGAAGTGGACGACGACGAAGTGGACGTCGAGGAAGTGGACGACTACGACTACGACGACGAAGTGGACGACTACGAATGATCCGCCATTTTTCCGTTGCCGTGTCCCGTGTCTTCGGATGCGGGGCGCGGCGCGGTTTGGCGGATAACGCTACCCGTAACCGGGCCGCGAGGGTTGAGCCGACCACGCGAGAACGCCCGCAATCGCGGCTCCGGTGCAATTTTTTGTTATGCGGAATGGGTTTGCAGGTCACGAAAACACAACGGCCAACCATCACGATTGGATTACGCCGCGCCACATCGTTGAAGCGTTGGGGCCGTTTAATCTGGACCCGTGCCAATCGTTGAATCAACCGTGGAAGTGTGCCGAAAGTGGATTTACGGTCAATGATGATGGGTTGTCGAAATTGTGGCGGGGCGTTGTGTGGATGAATCCACCATACGGCAGGGCGATCGAGAAATGGATGCGACGGCTTGCCGAGCACGGGAACGGAATCGGGTTGATGTTTGCGAGAACCGATACGCGGTGGTTTCAGGATCACTGCCAGCATCACGCGGGCATGCTGTTCCTGCGTGGTCGTGTTCGGTTTCACGATGGAAACGGCAACCAGTTCGACAGGAAGGGCGGCGGGGCGTGTGCAACGTCGCCAAGTGTGTTGGTCGCGTTCGGTGACGAGTGCGGGCAACGATTGATTGCTTGCGGTTTGGACGGCTTACGGGTCGTGCCTTCCGCATAACGCTACCCGTAACCGGGCGGCGACGAGAAACATTGATTTGCGATTCACGCGGCCATCGCCGCTCCGTGTGCATCGGGTTGTTATACGGCGGCGGATCTTGGGAGATGAAAATGAGTCAGTACTATCACGCTGGCGCGATGGACGAAAATAACGATGTGCTGTGGAGCGATCATACCCGCCGTTCCGCGGCGGCAGCGGAACGGGAAGCGTTAGAGATGGCCCGCAAAACTGGCAGGAGAGCAATAGTGGAAACGTGGGACCGCTTGCACGGGCTACGCCCAGGAGACGCCAATGCGGTCAATGATGCGTACATGGTTGAGTCCGTATAACGTCAGCGATCAGCGGGGCCGGGGAGCAACCAAAGAGGTAAACCATGCGTGAAGATTCAGAACAGCCGGAAGATTTCGGCTCCGTTGCATCGCATTGTTCGTCGGCTCAATCTGTGCAGCGATGTCGCATACAGTCGGACACGCGATACGGTGCGGTTCACCGTCTCGGGCGGTTGGGGACCGAGACAGACTGCGGATTGAATATAAGCGACGGTGGCTGGTGGGTTTTGGGCAATGAATTAAAACACGCAGTTACATGTCGAGCATGCTTGAAAGTTCGATGAACGTCAAGGATAACCGAGCGGAGATTAAACGTGGAAAACCAAGAGACTCAAAGGGCAACCGAGACGGACAATTCCGCTTCGGTTCATCCGTTTGTTATCTGGCAATGTCGTTGCGGCTGGATGGTGGAAGATGTCTGTTACCAACAGGCACGAATAGATTTCGAATGTCCGAAATGCCACGATCGCAAGTTCAGCGAATTTCTGCGTCGAAATTTAGCCAGATAACGGTTTGATTAACCGGCTCGATGGGCGAGCCGGACGTTGACTTACTACAAAACCTGACCGCCCATCGAGTCCGGTTCAATCAATTGTTCGCAGGTGAATCATGGTTGACGCAGCCACGAAAAAACGAGTTACGCAACAGCACGTAGACGCGATCGCAGCAAATTCCGGCCCGGTATATGGCATCCGCTTGATTCGCAGTTTGCCGATCGGCACATCAGGAATGACGCAGGCGATGCCGGGGCGTGATGATCTTGCGAAAGTTCGTGACGTCAGCGAGAGAACGGCAGCCGGTTATGAGGTGCTGTTGAGCCACTATCGTCAGCAGCAAGATGAGGTCAAGCGATTGACGGCGTTGATACGCAATGTCATTGCAGGCCGGTGGAGCGTGACAGATCTACAGGAAGCAATCGGGGACGTGTAGTTCTTGCGAACAAGAAGTATACAGGCGTCTGTATAAAACGGTGGATTGATATGGATAACGACCAAGTTGACCGGGCCGATTGCTAAGGAGAAAAGGTGAACAGTAAAAAAATCTTTGACAGTTCGGGTGAGCCGGCCAGAAATTAACAATCGAAGGGAAACGAAAATGACGACCGCAACGAAAATTTACCGAGGGATGATCGAGACGCCCGCATTGCCCCGACTGCGCGAAATCGCCAAGGAGTGCGGCGGCGAGGTCGAGGAGATGCGCGATTTCACGAACGTCTGGCCAAACCGCAATACCGATCCTGGTACGCGACACCGACGATTAGGCCGCACCCTGGTGGCGCAGGGCTGGGACGGCAACGTGCTGTACGGTGTGACCTGCTGGGATTGAGGAGCCGAGACGTGGCGAAGAAAAAGCGAGGACGAGGCCGGCCGGCGACGGGCAAGACACCCGTCCGCCAGTTGGGCCGGATCGACGATGAGAAGTGGAGATTGATCGTCCGCGCGGCGGAACTGTGCGGGCAGTCGATCACCGAGTTTTGTATGGAAACGCTGGTCAGACGTGCCAAGCGTGTCATCCGTGACCGTGACGGATAACGCTTGGGATAACCGAGTGGCGACGAAAGATTTTACCAGTGGATTGACGCGGACTTCGCGGCTCCGTGTTCACCGCTTTGTTATGCGGCGAATGGAGTGATCTCATGACCCCGAATTGCATCCTCTTCGTGCGAGACGGGCTACTCTCGTTTCGTAGGAACACTCAGACGCTTCCGCAGGGCGCTGTGCCCCTCGAATACGATTGCACAAATCTGGCACACCGCGAGGTACGTAGAGTCGCGGAAGATTGGAACTGGGAGTGGTGTGGTAACTCCTACCCCGCACGTCTGCCGATCGCCCCCGATACATGCGAGAGGGCGGTTGGCGTCGATACCATGTAGAGCCACATAACTAAGATTGGATGTTCACGAAACGGATTTCGTGAAGATCGCATAACGTCCGCGATAACGCGGCCGAGGGAAACTATGAGCAAATCAGAAAGCGTTGACGGCTCGCGTTCATCGCCGTTGTTATGTGCTGATCCCACGGATTACGTCGTCACGGTGCCGATGAATTTCACCTGCGAAGACGCGCCCGGCATGAAGGGTCTCGACGCTTGGATTGCGGAAGGTGACGCAGCAGGCGATCTAAGCAGCGGCCAAGAGTGGTGGTTCACGACCTACGGTGTGTTGCCCGTATTCGTGCCTGGATGCCGCCTCTACGTCGTGTGCGAGGATCGGTTGCGAGGTTACGCACCAATCACGCGGATCATGTTCGACGAGTCGCGTGTGAAATATGGCAAGGCCCCGCTGGCGTTCGTCCGTGAAGGTGGGGCCGTGGCCGTGACGATCGGCGAGAAGATTACCGGATTTCGGGGCTACCGTCGCCGATGGTGGGACCGTGCCGACGAGATACCGTTTCCCGATTGGAAAACGGCAGACCGAAGAAACCGTGCCCGTGGTGGCACATAACGCTTGTGATATTTCGTTGCGAGCGAACGATTAACCATTGAGAGAAAACATGAACGAGCAATCGAAATCATCACATTGTTCTACGTCCCTTGCCGACGCAATGGAGACGGTGGAACTGTGGGTAGATTTATGGGCCGACGATCAGGCAGAAATCGAGGAAGTGTCACCATGCGACATTGAGGAACGTAAGGTCATTGCGGCAGTGCATGTCGTGTTGAACGCGATCAAGTCAAAGGGGGCCGTCCCCGATGTGGGTGATGGCTACCGGTTGTGATCTCACAAAGTTGCCGAGTCGTATTGGGACGGCCAATCGTGGCGAGAACTAACGCGACACAATCCAGCGGTATAACGACTGAGATTCGGCTCGGCAGGAAGCCGAGAATCTTTGTTAACCGCACCTGCCCAGCGGTTATATTAGGGCAGACAACAACACCATTTTTTAAAGGGGAAACCATGAAGACGAGTAAGACAGTTCAGAAAATCTACCAATCAGCACGCGAGAGCCGAGACGATAGCGGCCGGGCATGGCTGGCAACAAAGGACGTGGCCGCATTGATCCGGCACCGGCTCCGGGTGGCGTTCCCGGGCGTCAAATTCTCAGTCCGGGCCAAAGTCTACAGCGGCGGCTCTTCGGTCCATATCTACTGGTCCGATGGCCCGGTCGATTTCGAGGTCGAGCAAGTCGCGAACGCCTATTCATTCGGCGGGTTCGATGGCATGATCGATCTGAAATATCACAATGACAATTGGCTGCTTCCCGACGGATCGATGGATCCGGCCTGGTCGCCGGGTACCGAAAGAAGCGGCGGGTCCTATCCCAACTATGCCACCGACTGCCCCGCACCGGGCGCCGTTATGGTGAGCGGCGGTCCGGATCACGTTTTCGCCTATCGTCGGATCAGCGAGCAGCACAAGCAGCGACTGATGGTCGAGGCCGGGCGCCGCTACGGATTCGATCACAACGAGTATTCGGACGAATCGCGGGACTTCGTTCCGGGCATGAACGCCTCGGCATGGATGCTGGCAGTCAAACTTGAAGCGCAGACACGACGGGAAGAGCTGGAGAAAAACGAACAGGCGACCGCCTAAGCAGTATTTCCCTGCCCGCTCCGGGCCGTTGTGGTGTCGGCATTCCAAACCGGGGCGGGTTCTTTTTACAATAGCGAAACGGTAACGATGAGCAACACAAGCGAACTTGGTACGCGACCCCGCAGCTACGAGGAAGGCAAAAAGTTAAGGGCGGAGAACATCCGCACGACATTTCCTCACGCAGTTGCGTGGATCCACAAGCACATGCTTCAAGGCGACCGTGCTGGCAAGTTTGACTGGTCGCTGGTGCTCGCTGACGATTCGCGCCATGGGGCAATCGTCGATCTCGGCTACATTGCGACGGACGATTTCGAACAGCTGGCAATCGTGCGGGAGCTGTTCGTCGGCTGTCGTGCGATACGACGGGGAGATGGGCGCACGTGCCACTACACCGTCGAGGACCCGTCAGACACCGGCGTATTGTTTCGCTGGCACGTGTACGCACAGCCCCGCCTACAATCGATGGATGAAACGGACACGGTAACGATAGTATAGAGGGAGCGATGGGCCAGCATAAATACCACAGCGGCGTTCGTCGGCAGCAGGTGGACCTATGAGAACCACCGCCGCATACCTTCACGGCCGGTTACGAGCCGGGCACGTCGTCCGAATACGGCTCCGGGACGGGCTTCAAGTCCGCTTCTCTCCCGAGTCCGCACGCAATCACCCGTTCCGGGACAACCTGGACGGGTGCTTGTATTGCAAGGTGCTCGGCCGCTGGGTCAAAATAGCAGAGTCGCGGCAGATGCTGGCGACCGTGGACGATGGCGAGGGGGACGTTAGCAGATTTTGGAAACGAGGAAATGAACAATGAACACCTGTTACCGATACTCGGCCGGGATCGCCTACGGAATCGCGTTTCTGTCCTCGCCAGCCAACGGAGTCGAAATACACGTCGAGTCCGAACAGATCGCCGACATGAGGCGGATTCTGGGCCGGTACGAACTTCCGGACGATCTTTACCTTGCCATGATGGCCGACATCGACGCGATGGAGGATCGGATACACGCCGCGGATAACGACCCGGACTTCAAGAACCGCCGAATCGCGGAGATCGACCGGTCTATTTCCGCGCTCGGCCCGGCTCGGTACACTGCACAAGAGCTGTGGTTGATGCTGGTCTTTGGCGCGGTTGCTGTTGGGTCGCTGGTTCTTGCTGCTGTGAGATGGGGGATATAAACGTGTCGATAAATGAAAGGAAAACGGACATGGCGGAAAAACGTGTCGATTCGGCGGACATGATTGCAACTGTTTCGACCGGCGAACCGTCAACGCTCGGTACTTACAGGCGCATTGCGGCACAGCTGACCGGCGAAGATTCGGCAGCAACCAAGATGCTGGACGACAAGATACAGGACCTGGGCGAGGACGAGAAGGTAATCGCGCCCGAATCTCAAATGATGATGCTGATCGTGCACATGGGCCTCGCCGAGAAACTGGAAGCGCCTACCGATGACAAGGAATAGCCACAATGACACCGGCAACCCTCGGCGGAAAAGACTTTGAATCACTGATACGAATCGAGGGCGATCGGCTCCACAAGCGACGGCTCGCCATGCTGACTCGGTACGGCACGCAGACCGTCTATCCAAGCGGAGAGCCGAGGCAGATCAAAAGCCTGCCGGACTTCGAGTTGACCTTGCCGGACTCGCGCCAGGTAGTGTTCGATGCCAAGGTGGAATCCGGCCCGTCCTTCTCGATGTCCAAGTACCGAGAGGGGGGCAGCAAACACCACCAGCTTAGATACATGCTTGAGAAAAGCGACTATTTGGTCCCGTGCGGTTTCCTGATCCACTTCAATCAGCGGAACCTAAAGACACGACCGGAACCAGCCGCTACAATTTGGGTGCCGGTGTCGATGGACGTTCCGTTTTGGGGGCAGTTCGCGGCGGGGGAGACCAGTACGCTGCGGAGATCGGTGGCGGCAGAGATAGGGCAAGCCGTGGAGTGGGCCGTACCCAATCGGTGCCGGGCGGTGCGACCGGACTTGCTAATGATGGCTGACCGTGCTTTGAGTGGATAAATGCTTAGAGATTCGCACTTTGTCGGCTGTCGCGACCTGCCAGACGACATGGCCGAGTGCCTAGATAAGCCGTGGAACTTTGTCGGGGTGGTTAAATATAGCTGCCGAGTGTTCTCGTACCAGTGTACTAAGTGCTTTGTCCAGCCGTGCTTCTTCTACACACCGGAATCTATAGGCCAGCCCCTTAATGATATCGTCACTCTCGATTGCAGACGATTCGTAACCGACGACAAAATCGAAGTCATGGTATATTTCGGGACATGCAATGAGTGCGGGTCAGTTTACTGGGCAAGGTCCGGGCCTCCGTTCCGCAGAGCCAAAGCCTATCGCGGAGAACCTGTGGGGTAAAACGACATGCCGACCAGGTGGGAAGAGTGCGAGCCGATACGAGTGGGCGACCGAGTATCGACCACCACACTGGGACAAGTGAAAATGGCCGCCATCGAACACGGAGAGGAACCACCGACCTGGACCGTGGAGGCCGTGCGTAAGCAAGGAAGGCGGACCCAGTACTATTTCGGCGGACAGTGGCACGGCGCGGCCCACGTCTATTTCGTGCCCGATGCCGAGCATATCAGCCGGGAAACGGCGAAGTTTCGCAGTCGGTGGCTGGAACTGAAGCGGAAGGGCCTGATCCGGGAAGAAGGACATTGAGCCGATCCTGAAGCTCTACCAGTTCCTCCGCAATCTCGGCCGCCAACTCGCCATCGAGCAGGCTTCGGGCCATCTTCTGACTTGTAGCGCGGCGATCTATCGTCTCCGACAGCACGCGACGCTGAAGAGACCGGAGCGCCGACTCCAAAAAGCCCTGGGAGTCGTCTTGCTCCAGACCCAGTGCAGACTTGGCCGACCGAACATTGCCCACCGACCGTGGCAATTCGTCTTTGAGAATCTTATACGCTGGCCGCAGAGCTGGAGGCTCACGGTTGGAGTCGATCAGAGACAAAGCCTCGTCAAACTCACCCCGCCGAGCCAGAGCGGCCCCAACCAACATCGCCGACAACAGCTCCCGATTGCTCGCACTCATCAAAATCCCCCGTGTAAAACGCGCCACCAAATAGCCCACACTACCCAAACAACACTGTCCGAATGTCTGGTTTGCTCTTCGGCTCAGACCGGAGCGCAGCAACCCCCTCCGAAAAGGGGATTGCGCGATAGCATACAAAAAAGGCTTGCTCTTTCGGACGAGCCGTCGCTTTGCCGTGGTCACTGTGTTTTTTATTCGGTGCGTACCACGTTCACCCTACACCGCCGACTAGACTGGATTTATTGCCAGCCACGCGCCCCGTACGTTGTCGCCTGACGCTATGCCGGTATCGACCCGGTTAACTACGCTGCGGACCGATCAGCTCCCCTGCTGCTGGCCTTCTGGCCGCTCGGGCGGGCAGGGTGCCGCCTGATGAGTTGTTGGATCGGCGACTGTATCACATCCGTCGCCACTGTGCACTATCCCAACGGATAGTTTTTGTTTCATTTCCACAAAAACTTTTCTGGCTTTTTCGAGAAACGCTTCATCGTTCGCGTATTCCCACCCATCGGCCTTGTCATCGCGCAGCGCCTGGGCCAGAATGTCGATCCACTCATTGGACCGAGCCGACTGCATTTTATCGAGCAAGAACTGTTGCAGTTCTTCGTCAGTTGGGTCGTGGCTTTCCGGCTTGTCAATCATTACTTCAGCTCCTCGCCCTTTTTCTTCTTCAGCCACCGCCCGAACCCGTTCCTCGGGTGCCGAATCGCGTAATCGATCGCAGACGAGGCCGTCCGCGTGTTCAGTTGGTCGATTTGAGCCGCGTTGTAGCCAAGTTTTTGGAGCATGGACCGCTGCTTTTCCGTCGGCCCGACATTCTGCAAGTACCCCGGCACACGCACGGTCGGAATCTGGGCCATCGAGTACAGCGACCCGGCGTCGATCAAGTCGTAATCCACGTCGACAGTCACACGTGCCCGTTTTGCCTCCCGTTCGAGCCGCACAGCCTCCCGAGCCTCGTCCAGGGCCTCAATCGCCGACTTGTCATAATCCTTTCGAGCGGCGTAACTCTTGGCCGTATCGATGACTTCCTGATCCGGCGCTTCTCCCGCAAGCACATCGATTGTGGACACCAGGCTATGGCGGCCTGCCTGGCCTACGAAATCGATCACCGTGCAATGCGGCTTCGCGCTGGCCGCAATAGCCGCTCGCCGTTCTGCTGGCGTCTCCGGGCCGTCAACCGTACCGGGAATCGGACGCGACCCGCGACCAATGCACTGGACATACAGGCCCCTGCTCTTGGTCGGGCGACCCATGCCAATCACCTTCACGGCTGGTACATCAAAGCCCTCTGTATTTCCGGTGACCGTGACGGTCCCTCGACGCCGAGTAACAATGAAGCCGGTGTCAGACTTAACACACCACACGGTTTCGGGCTTCCAGCCTTCTTCCATCTCCATTCTGTATTTTGTCATCGCATGACTGCCCATCGGCCCGCGATAAGACAACGATAATCGCCACAAAGGAGCGTGACTCGGGTTTTTCGACGCATTACTTTTGCCGTCGGTAATACTGGCACGATACCCCCGGCAGACAGCGACGGCTTGCAGCAAGTCAAGAAGTCCTTTGTTCGTGTTAAAAATCCTGAACCTGCGGTTGGCCGGCGGCCTCTCCGCATCGCCATGGTCTCCATCAGCGTACCACAACCCAAGAAGCAATGCGTCGAACTGTTCTTGGTCCAGCCCCCACAACAACTTCGATCCGTCTTTGTTTAAGTACTCCTCTAAGTGATATAGTCCGTTTCGGGCTTGTTGACCAAAGCCAGTTCCGCGAGGAATAGACCACGTTAAAGCCGGCGATCGCAACGACCCGTGAACTTTTACGTCTCTGCGCACGAAGTCTACGCCCAGTGCCTTTAGCACACAATCAACCCACTCGCAGATATTCGGATAAGCCGTGGACTGAGATAGAGTGTACTCAACGCCGCCTCTCTGCAACCTGTTACACGAGCCGTCGCCCAGCCAAAAGCCTATAAATTTACACTCGTCTACTGAAAGGTCTTGAGGTGACCTGCGACTAAGAGACTGCCTTCGCCCAATGCGACGCATAGCCTCAACCCTAGCCTCTTGCGGCGACATTCCGGCTTTTCGAAGATGGTACGAGTTGGCCGCCACTCGCCGTCCGAAACTAGCCTTTGTCTTGACTCCCTCGCCGCAGTCCAATAGCAATGGCTCGGAGTATCCGCAAATAGGAACCTCGGCCTTTTTGCTAACCATATCTCGTGCGCGACAAACCATAAACTTTCCCTGCTGGTATGTTCGGTACAGCACTCGATGGCCATCCGTCACCCTAATGGACATGTTTATGGTTTCCAAGACCACCATCTGCTCATCGTCTCTGCGATTCCTTACCTCAATAGCCAAAGGCTCGGCAAAATGAATTACGCCTTGGTCCCAGTTCGCTATCTTGTGACCATGCGTAATTCGATCGTGTCCTACCCAGCCGCTGTCAGTTAACACCTCCGTTTTATCGTCCAGGCACGCCACACCGCAGTTCACAAGATGCTGTATTTCCCCGGCCTTGAACGCCTTGATGACCGCTTTCCGCCGCGAATCCTGCGGGGACCACGTGCCATCGATTGCAACCGCTGTGTTCTGGTGACTGTGGCCGTGGACTTCCTGGTGGTAATCGCGAATCAATTCGGCCAACCGATGGGCTTGCCGGACCGAAGCCGTGAACACAATCGACTGTTTGCTGGCTCCGCACACATCGACCATCGGCTTGGCCATCGAATGCAGAACCCGTTCCTGCTCGACGATCTCTTGCAGCTGCTTATTGTGCAGGTCCCCGGCCACAGTACGCACCGATCGCAAGTCCAGCCCGTTGACTCGAACAAACTTTTGCACCGGTGCCACCAACCAGCCCTGTTCGATCGCCCACGTCAGGTTATAATCACAGATCACGTCGTCATAGACCTTCCCCATCCCCTGCCCGTCGAGCCGATCGGGCGTGGCCGTCACTCCGACCAGGCACAGGCTGGGGTTCCGCTCCCGAAAGTACCGAATCACGCGCCGGTACGTGGTGGCGAGGCTCCGATGCGCCTCGTCGATCAGAAGCAACCCAAATTCCGGCGGATAGAACTTCTCCATCCGGTACTTACCACGCCGACGGCTGTTCAGGGTTTGGACCGAGGCCACCACGACATGGCTCTTATTCGCCCGCTGGTCGGCTTCGTAAGACGCCTGTTCCAGGTCGCAATCACAGCCCGCCACCCGCTCGAATTCCGCCATCGCCTGGACATTAAGCTCAAACCTATGGCTCATCAGCATCACGCGCCCGACCGGCCACCTGCCCGCCAGCCCGGCCATCATGCTGGTGTTGTGAGTAAGTGTGTAGCCAGACGTCACATACAGACCGTCGTTAGAATCTACCTGGATGCAGACGCACTTCTCTTGCTCGCCCGTCTCCCTGACAAACGCAACGGCCTTGCTTCGGTGCCGATTAGTTTTAGGAATCCTCCAGCGGCGCGCCTTTCTGCTGAGCCTAAAGGGACACATATCGATCCGCACTGCCACGGCGTAAAACGGACTTCCCCGGCGACGCTCGCCCTTGTACGAGTAGTATTGCCCGGGATGCTCCCTTGCCCTAGCAAACCCGCCAAGACTACGAATCAGGTCGCACACGTCATCTGCCAAGCCCTTGTTGACCGTGCTGAAATACGCGGTTCCCTGTTTTTTGCTGCACGACCCGTCCGTGTCCATTAGTCCCTGTAGCAAAGATAGTCTTTGGGAAAGGCTGCCGACCATGTACTCTTTCGGTATCCTTTTTGTATAGCATGTGCTTTTTCCTAGGACATCCACTATACGAGAAGCAGCCGGCCCTATAAGGCAATACGCATCTTCCCGAACCTGGCGGAACTCTAGACTCTCCAATCGCGACAGCTCGTTCAGAATTTCCGTGTCGAGCGTGTGAACCTTAGTTTGCTTGGTCAAGGAACCGTCGCCTATCATGACCCCCAAGACATATGGGTCGACCGGGAAGTCGCAGCGTGTGCCATAAATCACGGGGGCCAAGCGAGGCAAGTAAATAGGCTCTTTTGCTATGGACAATTGCTGTCCCAGTTGACAAGTGTCTGACACGGACCAGTGTACCCTACGGTCAGTTCGGTGGGTCCATAGGTGATCTCGGCAGCACCGAACAAACGTTCGGTCTGTCAGCCCAACTTCCCAAATAGCCTTTGTTGCTTGGGGAAACACATCCAGCACTTTTACTGGCGCCCCGTCCGAGCCGATGACATAATCAGAAGGGCGGATCGACCCTATCGGCCTCCACCCGCTGGGAGTTAGCACCCTTTCTGTTACCGGCTGTGCCTTCCCGAGCCCGGTGGCTGCGACAATAAGCAACGATCGGGTCGTCGTCCGGGCCTGACGGCTCGACCCCGAACCGGCAGAAGATGTCACCGATTGCGGTGACTTGATAGCCTCTAAATCGAAAAGTGTTGGATTGCTCACCTGTCATCCCCGTTGTCCTTTAAGAATTCAATCCCGAAGCTCTTTCAGCCTCGAGCTGTTCACCCACCCGTAATTCGCACACTGAGCACAGTGCTGACCGGCACACCGAGGACAAACCGCCTCCGGTGTTCCAACCGCCAAGTAGCTTTGAGCGTGCCCCAGGTGGTCCAAAATCGCACGGCTGGAACCAATCACCGCTTCCAGTCCAGTCGCCTCTTCCAGTCCCCGAATCCGCGACATTAACTTGCCCATATCCTGCTTGAGCGACCGGCACACCGACCGGGCCTCCAATATATCGGTCTCAAATTGCGACCGCTGTACGTCCGGTTCCGGCTCTTTCTCCGGCTCCTCCTTGGGCTCCGGTTCCTCGCCCCGTTCCTCTTCGTTCTCCTCGTCCGGTGCCGACGGGGAAAACGGATCGGAGGCCGCTTTTGGCCTGGATCGCTTCGGATTGCTGGGCGGCTTGTCTTCGGCCTCTGGCTTGGTGTCCGATGATTTTGCGGCTGGTTCCTGTTCCGGTTCTGGCTCCGGCGGCTTCTCGACCTCTTGCTTGAGCCGAGACGCAAACGTGTGGCTTACCCCGGCCTCTTCGGCGACCTGCCGGATCGACCAGTCCGCGGCCTGTTTTAGTTTCAATAATGCCAGTACCGCTCGGCGCTTGTCCGCGTTCGTCCTTTTTACCCCGTGCAGTTGGTTCGACCGAATGGCGGCCAGTATCGCGTCCGGCAGAAACCCCGGCGTGATCCGGACAGGAACCGACGACCGACCTGCCTTAATCGCCGCCGCCAGCCGATGGAACCCGTCCGTCAGCCAGAAAAAGGCCCCGTCGCTCACCGCGTCCAGCGGAGGGAATCGGTCCCCGTTACCAGCCGCCCATACCTCCGCGTACTCCGATACCGCGTCCTCGTCCAGGGCCTCTCGCATCTGAGTTCCCGCATCGGTCGTGATTAAATCGATCGATATCGGTCGTGTCTGTTGGTCCATGCTGCTGTCACGCTCCTATTCCGTACCGGTTCCCTAGTCCGTCAGTATAACCGACCTGTCCATCCCGGTTAACACACCGCTCGGATGTTTTGTTAACCGATCGGATTTTTTCGTTATTGTGGACCAGACGTGTCCTGCGATGCAGGAACAATGACAAACACCGACACAACAAAAGGGCTACAATGACGACTGAAAAGGCGGCGGCCGATCAACCGCGTGAAATTGAGATCGACCATGCACGGGGGGTGGAACTATTGCGGCTACCGATCCCCAAGGACGGCGGCATCGTTCTGGTCCGGGGCCGTTGTGGCTCCGGGAAGACGACCGTGATCGATTGCGTGAAGTCGCTTTCCGACCCGGAAGCACGAAAGCGGCTTGAGCCTACGGACCACGCTCCGCACGGGACGATCCGAGCGCCGGGCATGACTGTTCGCATCGGCCGATCCCGGACCAGCGCCGGCGAGTTGGAGATGGACATCCTCGACGCCAGCAATGACCCGCTTAAATTCGTCGACCCCGGCATCAAGGACCTGGCCGCAGCGGATCGGCGTCGGCTTCAAACGCTGGTTCGGCTGAGTGGCGTCACGGTCCCGGCCGAGAAGTGGAAAGAGTTCGCATCAGACGCTGGCATCGATATCAGTCCGATTCTGGCAAAGGACGACGACCCGGTCGTGGTCGCGGACAAGCTCCGTCGCAAGATGCACGAAAAGGCTCTGGAGCAGGAGCGGCTGCGGGACACGAAGGAGGCCGAAGCTGCTACGAAGGAGCAGACGGTCCAAGACGTGGACGTGTCCAGCGGCGGGGATTCGGCCGCTCTGAATCAGGTTCTGTCAGCAGCAATCGAGCGGCGGTCGGCCATCAGGAGCCAACGCGAGGCGGCACGCGAGGCAGCGACAGAAGCACAGCAGGCACGCGAGCGGCTTGAGAAGCTGGATCAGCCGCCGGGCCTGGACACGTTGGAGGAGGCGATCGAAGCCGCCGCTTACGAACTGGAAAAAGAGGACGGCCACATCTCCGGCCTAGAAGACAAAATAAACGAGCTAACAAATGAGCTCAAGGCAAGGCTAAGTACCCGAAAGGATGCGGCCAACAAGATGGATCGTGCCATCGAGCGGAAGAAGTCGGCGGAGCAGCTACACAGCACGCTCAACGAGCTGTCGGCATCAATCGAGTCGCTCGAACAAAAGGCCGCTACAGACCCCGAAGACGACGCGATCATGGGGGCGGAGTCCGCAGTCGAACAAGCACAGTCGGTCGTAGAGCGAGCGGACACCGTTCGGCGAGCGATCCATCAGCGAGAACAGGCCGAGGAGCTGCGCACGGAGTCGAAGCAGGCGGCACAAACTGCCGACACGCTCCGGACCCTGGCCCGGTCCACCGATACGGTGCTGGAGTCGATTGTAGCGGACATGGGACTGGAGAACCTGCAAGTGCGAGACGGACGCATCTACACGACCACGCCACGGGGCACAATCCCGGTGTCTGAGTTGAGCACAGGCGAGTTGACCCGGATTGCGCTGGAGATGGCAGCTCGCAACGTGAAGATGGGCGGGCTGGTACCGTGCGACCATGAAGCGTTCCAGGCCCTCGACCCGGAACTGCAAGCCGAGGTCGCGTCCATCTGCAAGGAACTGAAGATTGTTTTATTTACCGGACAAGTCGACTCTGGCAAACTCCGGGTGGAGGTAATGTAATGAGCACAGAACTAGCAACCGAGCTGCCTTTCGAAGTCGGCTCAACCGAGATCAAGAAGTTTTACGATTCCCCGCAAGAGTTCTTCGAAACGTTCATAGCCGGGACGATGGAGTTCCGGCCCACTCGGCAAACGGAGATCGGATCGGCAGTCCATGCGATTCTGCTGGACGACGCCAAGCCGGAGGACATCGCGGCAGTGTACCCGTCCAGTTGCCTGAAGTCGAACGGGGCCATTAACCCGAACCCGGCCAAGTTGTTCCGCGAGGAATCGGAGCAGCAATACTTTTTTAAGCAGCCGGACATGGACATTGTGTTGCGGGCGGTGGAGGTGGCCAGAAGCAGTCCGATTGGAGAGGCGGTCGCTGCATCCACCAGCTGCGAGCATGTGCTACGATGGAGAGACGAGGCGACAGGGCTGCCGTGTCGGATGACGCCAGACATTGCGTGTGTGATGGAAGATCGCGTAGTGATCCACGACCTGAAAACGACCGAGCAGGTTAAGCCCGACAACTTCAAGATGGTATCGAAACGACTGCGGTATTGGCTCCAAGAGATACACTATCGGATGGGCGCGGAGGCTCTGTTTAATCGCCCGGTGTCCTTCTCGTTTTTGGCGATTGAAGTGCAGCACCCGTTTCGAGTCGGGTCGTACTTCTACACGCCACAGTCAATGGAGGTTGCTCGCGACGCCTGGCGCGGCAAGATGGACGACTTGGGACGGAGGGTGCAATCGGGCGACTGGTCGGACCCGTGGACGCATGAGGCGACGGCGCTGGAGATCGGCCCGTGGGACGTGGAAGGAGCCGACGAAATGGAAGTGGAAGTGGAGGTGTAACATGACAGTATACGAACTGATTAACGAGCTGGAAAAACTGCCGGCCGGCGCAGAGGTTGGAGTGAGTCTGCTTGCCACCTATGATGTCGGCATCGAAGAGATCGAGTCAGACTACGAAGCAATGACCGTGACGCTTCGCGGTGGCGATGCCGGTGTTATTCTGGATAACGGAAAGTCAGCGCCACTGTCGGAAGTGTCTAAATTACCATCAGTACCCCAAGCAAAGGATGATACAGGTGGCTAAAGAGTCCAAATTCGATTACGGCTCCCGGTTCTTGTACGCCGAGAATCTATTGCGCGGCGGCCAGTTCCACACAGCCAACGTAACAATCGCAAAGGTCCACCCTCCGTACTCGATCACGTCCGCAGACAAGCGGCAGATCGAAAAGGTGGTGATCGAGTTCGAAGAATCGGACAAACTACTGGTCCTGGCCAAGACCAACGCTCGGATCATTCACTACATCACGGGCGAGCCTCCGGGAGATGGCTGGGTCGGGCACAAGATCACAGTCCAGGCCCGGATTGTGCCCGCGTTCGGCGAAGATTCCGTGGCCATCCGGATCATCCCGCCGCCTGGAGTGAAAATACGGCGGGGACTTGCTAGAATGCTGGGCGTACCGGCGGAGTGGCACCCTCAAAAGGGGGCGGTCCCGAAACCTTCACAGAAACAGAAAGATACCAATGAACATCACGACGACACCGGACGGGCGAGTACGGATTCGGCCGACCAAGCGGGAACTGAGACAGGTCCAGAGGGTCAAACAGCTGGCGGAACAACTCCACGGCCTGAAGGAACTGGACCAGACGGCGGTGGACGCACTGACCGCCCTTGAAATCCGGCTCGGGGCCGATCTTCCCAACCCGCCTTGGGACGCGGCGACTGAGCCGGAAAAAAGCGATACGGAAGCCGTTCCGGAACATGAAAAGGAACGAGAATCGTTAAGAAGGGGGGGTTGAGTAACGCCCGCTGACCCCGAATAAATCCAGAATCCACCTACCCCACCGCGTCGGGAATCTGCTACAATTCGGGTATCTCACAACACCCGAACCCCGAACCGGTGTTGACCGGTTCGAATCGAATGGATCAAATGCCATCATGGACAGAATCATTTCATCACTTCGAGTGGCAGCGGCAGCCGTGGTCGGCTGGTTCTTGACCCTGGTTGCAACGCACTTTGGGATCGGGATCGACGAAGCGACCGAGGCGAACCTGGTTGCGGCGGTGCAGTTGATTCTGACGGTCATGTACTACATCGGCGTGCGAGCCGTCGATTTGCATTTGCCCGACCTGGTCGAGTCGATCACCGGCGGCCGAATCCCTGCGCGGCGGGTCCGGCGTTGGATCGGCTTCCTCCTGGTTGTACCGACTTTGCCGATCCAGGTGAGCCCAGATGATGAGCCGCGAGCGATTCAAGCGTTGCGTAACCACAATCTCCACAAGTAGAGGTCACGATGAGTAGTCAAGTTCACTACCACCAACTCAGCACGGGCGAGCATCGCCGCATCCGACGGTTCGTCACTCGGCAATTGCGTCTGCGGGCGATCTTCCGGCCACGGCAGGCGAGCGAGTATCGGCTGATACTGCGCGACGAGGATCTTCTCGAAGAGCTGTGTGCCCAAGCGTGGTCGACGTTCGCCGCGCAGGCTCCCGCCCCGTCTAGCGAGACTCCGATCCTCGATCGGCTCGGCGAATTGTTTCAATGGATCGTCGAGAACTGGGACTCGATCCAGATGATCATTGAATGGCTGATGAAACTGTTCATCGACCTTGAAGTCTCAGAGTATTTGATCGGCAGCTACTACCAGGCGTTTGGTCAGGTCGTGCCCGATGACAAGTCTCATTCGGCAGCGTCGTGGGTGGTCAATGATCGTGAGCTGGAGGAGTTTATCGAGACTAAGTACCCCGAACTGATCGAAATAACAAACGACCAATGACAAGCGACAGTCGACAATTTAGCTTGCCGCCCGACTTGGTGCGGCATAGCGTGACCGACCAGGAACACTGGCCGGGTAGCTGGGATATCGATCGCTGGCTGCCTAAGCTGCAGGCGGCTTGGAATGCTGGCGTGACCGGCAAGGGCGTGCGGGTCTGCGTCCTGGATACGGGCGTCGACGAAGGTCATTCGCACATACCGACGGCAGTGGCGCGTCGCTCGTTTGTCGGCGGCAATTCTGGCGACCGGAACGGACACGGTACGTGGTGTGCCGGTCGGATACTCGGTCGAGACGGGCCGGGCATTGCTCCCGATGCCGATCTAATCGTGGCCAAGGTGCTGGACGATAACGGCGGCGGATCGAGTCGCGGAATCAACGACGGTGTAAGCTGGGCTGCCGGTGAGGGTGCCGACATACTCAGCGCCAGCTTGGGCGGCGGGTCGCCGTCGCAAGCGGACGTTGATGCGATCCGAAATGCCTACCTGCGGGGCGTGCAATGTGCGATCGCCAGCGCGGGGAACAGTGGCTACCAGGGGCGCAACACGATCGGCTATCCGGCTCGGTATCTCGACTGGTGGTGCAACGGTGCGACTCGGCGAGATGGACAGATCGCTACGTTCAGTTCGGGCGGCCGCGAGATCGATGACGCGACGCCTGGCGAGCAGGTGGTCAGCACTGCGCCGGGGAACAGGTGGAGCACGATGAGCGGAACGTCGATGTCGTGTCCATTCCGAGCTGGCCTGCAATCGCTGATCATCCACCGCCGTCGGATGGTCGGTATGCAAGACTTGATCGGTGCCGACGCATGGCGTGAGTTTTTCGAGCAAGAAGGTTTTTATGAGGATCGCGGCGAGCCGGGTAAGGACGTTCGGTTCGGTCTGGGATCGCCGTTGATTGACAAGATTTTAGATTGGGTGGTCGATCCGAAATGGTTGTGAATATAGCTCGGTCGCTGCTTTTGGTGTTCGTGATGTTGGCATGCGCGGCGGCGGCGTGTGCGCAGCAGCCGACGGCGGTAATCGAACATGCTGAAGCTCAGCAGGTACTGTCGCGTCAGACGGTCTACGATGGCGAGACGCTGGCGATCGAAAGCGAGACCGAGCAGTTGGTACCGATCGTGGTCGTTCGCACCACTGCGCCGAGTCCTCTGGTTCGCGGTTATCTATCGACCGATCCATTTCCGCCAAGTCGCCTGGTGGCGATCGGAGACGGCCGATACGCATTGCTTGGCGATCCCGGCAGCCGCTGGACGATTGAGATTTTGTCGCTTGTCGACGGGGCGATCTGGTCGGAATTTTTGGACGCGACGATTGGCGATGTCGAACGTCCTGACCCACCGCCACCACCACCGCCACCGCCACCACCAGAGACTGATTGGTCGCATCTGACGGAGCTGGTGGCTGGAAGTTCTCAGGTGGCGGGTGATCCCGATGGAGCGGCGGCGTTGGCAGCCGCGTATCGGCAGGCGCTCGAGGATACGGCTGACGTTACGTCGGTGGCGATGCTGCATCGAGCGATCACTGAGGCTCGGGCGTCGGCGCTCGGCGAGCGGCGGATACCCGTACACTGGGATGTATTGCTGTCCGAGTCGTCGTTATTGATCGACGAGAATCCACCGCAGACGGCGGACGAGTATCGACAGATTGTTTTAGCTTTTGTTCGAGGACTTGAATTGGAGGTCGAGCGATGAGAAAAACTAAGTTTTGTGTTTTGGTGTTTTGTGTTTTGGTGCTTGGTGCTTGGTGCGCTGATGGTCCCTCTCAGGCATCTGGCATCATCTGGGTGGGCGAATCAGAACCGCCCATCACAAATTGGCTCGGGGATGTGGCGGAGGCGGAATCGGACTCAGAAAGCTACGACGCCCCCGGGCCTCTTTTGTTTGCCGTCGAGAACGACCATGATCCCGGCGGCTACACGCCTCGCTGGTCGGTCGTGGGAGGCGATGCGAATATCCGCAATCACGTCAGCGGCTATCCGCATTTTATCGACACGACAGGCAAGACGGATGCGGAACTGTTCCGGTTGCACGATCAGCACCATGATCAGATCGGGCCGGTGAGTGCGTCGCAGATCAGCGCGTACTATGCTGTCCAGTCGCCCGGGCCAATGGCGTGCCCGAATGGATTGTGTCCGGTGCCTGGTTCCAGCAGTTATGCTGTCCAGTCGCCCGGGCCAATGGCGTGCCCAGATGGATTGTGTCCGGTGCCTGGTTCCAGCAGTTATGCTGTCCAGTCGCCCGGGCCAATGGCGTGCCCAGATGGATTGTGTCCGGTGCCTGGTTCCAGTAGGGATGTTTTGGTCGGCGGTTACGCCTACAGTTACAGATCGTCGTACAGCCATTCAGCATCGGGTCGACCGCGATTGTTTTCCGGTCGGATTGTGAATCGTTTACAGTCGGTGCGAGCGCAGCGAAGAATGTGGCGGCAAAACAGGCCCGGCCTATTCGGCCGACTGCTTGGCCGCCATAGGTCGGTCGGCTGTTTTTGAGTCCTGACACGGACGGTCTCAGTGTGGCGTGCCAGGACGGGAATGGATTTCGCCACACATTTTTGCACCGGTGGCGGCGGCACCTTTCGTTTTCATTCTTACGGGAGGACGCATGTCATCAATGGAACTACTCGTCAGCCAAGCCTCAGTCGAGGGCATCCAGGGCTGGCTTCAGCTCGCCACGTCGGGGGGATTCGCCGCGCTTGTCTGGTACCTGCTCGCTGTTCGACTGCCCGAGATGCAAAAGAGATTCGACAATCAATCGGACGCGGCGATGGAAGCATACCGCGCCGAGTCGTACGCCGCGCGCGAGGCACATGAGCGAGTGATTCAGGCGGTGATTGATCAGCACGAGCGCCACTACGAGCGCATCCTGTCGCTGGCCAAGCGCACCGGGTTTCCACAAGAGGAATAGCTCGCCATGGCCACTGCTTCCCAGATGCCCGCTCGGCTCGACGTTCAGGCGTGGCATACCGACGACTGGTCGTTAACGATCATCTTCCCGGAATCGATCGCGGGCTGGGAGGCTGTAGCGCGCATTGAGACGGCACCGCAGACGGAGATCGCCACCAGTATTGGTGGCGCCGACGACAAAGAACTAAGCCTGAGTGTTCCCCGCGCCCAGCTCGTTCAGATTCCACCCGGCGAGTACCCGTGGGACCTGTGGCTTAACCCCGGAAGCAACGGCGCGAGAACGTATATCTACGGCACCTGTTCGTTGTACAGCCGCAAGAGGCAGCCATGACCACACTGACAGTTTTGGACAGCCAGACGGTGAAGCTCGATGTCACCGGAGGTCCGGGGCCGGCGGGCGTGCGCTGGCGTGGTGAGTGGGCGTCGGCCACGGAATACAGCGTCCGCGACGGGGTCCACCACGACGACTCTGCCTGGATCGCGATCGCAGCCAACACCAACAGCGAGCCGTCGGCGGCGAATGCGGATTGGGATTTGCTGGCGGCTGGCGGTGATCAGGTATTTGATATGGTATCTGAGGCCGGAACTTCAATAGGATTAACAAAAAACACGCATCAAACCAAATGGGTTAGATGTACTAGCAATAGTGATGTTACCGTTACAATAGGCAGTCAAGTTACTGAAGAATGGGATGAGTTCACTGAAATTCGTTTAGAGCAGCGAGGCAATGGTGCTGTTACCTTAGACACTACCGGTGTCACTCTCCAGCCTGGTTCTGTAACTACTACTCAGCAGTACGATACTATTTTCATCAAGCGCGTCGCTGATAATGTTTGGTTCGCAGCCGGAGGGCCACTTGGAATCAACTCATTAGACTCCAATGCTCTCACTGGCAATATGACTCAGTTAGTCACGGGCGAATCCGGGGTTAGCGGAAATTTCGTATCGTGGGACGCGAATGGAAATGCAGTAGATTCAAATAGCAGTGCGTGGACTTTTGCGTTAGCTGATCATAGTCACGATGCGGCATATATCACTTCTGGTACGTTTGCAGACGACTTAATTGCTGAGAGCAATGTCACGCAACATGAAGCTGCTATAGATCATAACTCGCTTGCAAATTATCAGGTAACTGAGCATAGATCCTGGGAAACTTCTATAGCTCAAAACATCCATGTAGACAATATAGCCAGCGGAGCCGTCACTCAGCATCAGGGTGATATCGATCACGACCAATTAACCAACTACGCAGTCGGGCAGCATCGCATAATCAATGATGCCGGCACTAGCGCTACGGAATTGTGGTCGGCCAACAAGATAAATTCTGAATTAGGCGATAAGGCTAACGACAGCGAAGTGGTGAAGCTGACTGGCGATGAGTCGATCGCCGGGGTCAAGACACTCACTGATGAGCCTGTATTCAGCGCTGGCGTGCGGGTGCAGGGATGCGCTCGATTCGATCTTGTCACCTACATGTCAACCGGTACGACTCAAACAATCAACCTGTCCGAGTCCAATCTATTCACGCTCAATACAGGGTTGGCGACTGGAACGATAACAGTCACGTTCAACGCTCCGGATGGACCGGCACAGGGTTCAATTGAGGTCGATCACACGGGAA